TTTGCAAGATTTGAAGTTACTGAAGGTTTACAAGAAAACTTACAAGAGACATCATCTTCTGCTTGGAAATATTATTATGCTGGTCAATACAATGGAACAAAGTATACATTAGGACAAGCCTTTAACAAAGGTCTTGATGAACAGTTTACTAAACAAGGATTTAGAACTTTCTTACAGGGTGCTTTGACAGGATCAATTATACGACCTGCTACTGCTGTGACAACAAAACTTACAAATTATATTCAAGAAAAAGCTGTTGCATCAAACTATAAGAACAACCCAAATGAGAATCCATATGTAATGATGAAGGAACGTCTTAAGGAAGACATAAACCTTCAGAATGAACTTATGCGTCAGATGACTAATAAGAAATTTGAAGACAACGTTGTGGCATTTACAGCACAAGTTGATTCGTCATTACAACAAACAGAATCTGCTGCAAAAGATAATCAGTACGAATGGCAAAATGCAAAAGATAACTCTGTGTTAGCAGGTGCTCTTGCAGCAAATCGTTCAGGAACTATTGCAATGTATCAGCAAGCTTTGCGTGAGATGGGTAAGACAATGTCTAACGAAGAGTTTGAAGCAGCAACAGGAACAAAATTATCTGATACAAAATATAACACTGCTGAAGAATTTACTGCAGCAATGGCAAAAGATGTTAAAGGTTATTCTGACACAATTGATAAGATACGTAGAAAGGTCAAGAGCATGCCAGATCCTTTGATGTATGAAGAAGGTTCTAAGAATAGAATTGTTGCATCAATGATGAACAAGGCACAAGAAGAAGCTATTAAGATTGTAGCCTTAAATGCTATGAAAGCTACTCGTGCGTCTGAACGTGCTCAAGCAATAAGTCAAGAATTATTGACTATTCCTGGATTCGCAAACTCAGCAGAATTTTCAATACGTGTTCTTGCTAATCCTGAGAATTTTCAAGGAGAGACTGGTAACATGCAAGCTGAGTTAAAAATTCTACAAGAAGGATTGAGTGTTGTTGATCCATCTCAACGTGAGGCCATAAAGAAAAAGATTAAAATCAAAGAAGAACAAATTGCACTTCTTGATGAATGGTTAAACTATTGGGACAACAGAGATCAACTGGAAAAAAGAGTTGATGCTGAGACAGGTGAAGAAGGTGAAGCTTCAAAAAAAGTTTATGACACTTTTGTTGGTATGCCTTTTACTGTAAAAGAATATGATGAGGATGGAAATATTATTGATGAAAATGCTACTGCTTATTCACTTGATCATAAAGACATTGTAGAAACTTTTAGAAAATTTGTAAACTCAAGAAATCAAGAAGCAGGCATTACTGATAAAGTTTCTGAGGCAACATTGCGTGAGGCTTTTGACAAAGTTGTTGACTACATGCGTCTTGACCAAGATGCAAAAGATTATATGGAAGCGATGGACTTGCTTTACAATCCAGAGTACTACAAACAAACAGTTGGTAGAATTCAGGATGGTAGATTTAAGTATGAGCTTTTAGAATTTGTAGACAACATACAAGATCGTATCAGAAGCACAATTATGTTTACTGTATCTAATTCTGATTCAGATGACATGTTTGAAAGAATGGAGCTTATTGCAAAGTTATACGAGCAGTTAAATACTGCAATAACAGAAAGCGAATCTTACAAAAATTTAGTTCTTCTTGGTATTGATGAAACATTAGGATTGGATCATGCAAAGTTTGCAGAGGAAAATGCTAAAAAGTTAAATGAAGTTCTTCAAGAAAAGATTGCAGAAATTGTAGATACATATGCTCCTTCAGCAATGTCTGATGATTTAAGTGATGAAGATTACGCACAGTTCCAGAAAACAACTAAGATTTCTGGAATCAACATGAACATAATTGCAAGAAAGGTTCAATCAGAAAGAGCATTGAGCACAAGACAAGCAGAAGCATATCAAGCAAACAAAGATGCTATTGATGTTCTTGTAAATAGACTCAATGATGCATTGGAAGGTTCTGAGAAATCTGTTATGCAGGATATGTCATTGTATGGTGTTGCAAGAGAAAAACTGATTGAAACTGGTGAGTTTACTGAAGATGACTTGAAAGCAATGACTGATAAGCAAGTTCTTGATTTAGCATTAAGTAGAGGTCTTATTGATCCTGCAGAAGCATTGAAGAACGCAAATGGTTATGAGGAAATTTCAGACGATGTTTGGAACAACTTTATTGCAAATCAAGAAGTTGAAGAAGGTGTTCTTGAAAATATTGCATCACGTGATTATCAAGGCATTGCACTTACAGAAAGAGAAAAAAGTATCCTTGACGCTAGAGCAAGTGAAATTGCTGACATTCAGGATAGAATAGAAAGAGAAGAAGCTGAAGCTAATCCAGTAGTAGATGAACCTGTAGAGGAAGTTGAACCACAAGAACTAGAACAAGCAACAGATACTGATGAAACAACTACTGATAATGTAGGTGGAACAGTATCTAATGCACAAGCTGGAGAAGAAGCATTACTTGCGTCCATTGCACAAATGAATGGGGGTAGTACTACAGATGATTCTTTTGAAGTCAAAGGTTCTGAAGACGAAGGATTTGATGTTACATCCAAAGATGGTATTAACGTAAACTCTGAGAAGATTGAAAGTGAAGATGAAGCATTTAATTTAGCAGACAATCTTAACAATGGTCGTAGTAACATTGATTGGGCTAGAGAATTTCTTGGTGATTTGTCAACAGATGAAGAGGGTACTTTAAAAGTTGATAGAATGGTCAACTCAGGTAAGAGATCTTTAACTGCTTACAATAAAAAGAATGGCACTGATATCAAAACTCTTGAGGATTACTATAAGATCATTGATGGTAAAATGACATTGGATATGATTAAGGAATCAATCCTTACAAACACACCTTTAGCAAAAATAAAAGCACAACGCAAGAAACAAGCACGTGTAGATTCAAAAGAAGAGGATTTGTTTGATAGTACAGCATCGCCATTTGTTGGTGGACCTGCATTACCATTACAATCAATACAAGATTTGTTTGATAGACTTGAAAGTATGTCTGCACAAACACCAGCAGTTGACGTAGTTTTAAAGTTGAATGTAGAATCTACTACAAAAAATGGTAACGAGAGACTTATCAGTGATGATACATCTATAAAAATGGGTGATGAATCTCAAGAACTTAGTAAGTTAAAACGATATGGTAAGACTAATTACTATATCAACAATGGAGTACTTGGTGTAATCATTGAGGGCAAAGATTTATTTGGAAGAGATGGTGGTTCTACAAAAGTAAATGTTAAAGTTCCAGAAGGTTTTGATGAAACTGTTTTTGCAAAACTTGTAGCAAAAATTAAATACCCTAAGTCTACTACACCTGCAGAAACAGAAAGAGTATTAAATGAAATTAGAGATGCAATTCAAAAATCAATTACTCCAACTACTACAAATACTAAAACTGATGTAGAAGCTAGAAGAAAATACAGTATTGAAGAATTAGGTGTTACTGTAGGCGATGATGGAAAAATAGCAGGACTATATATTTCTAATGAGCTAAATGATGATGGCACAGTTAGAACTATAAGAATAACAGGTCCATCTGTGCAAGCAGTTACAGACAGACTGAATGCAAAATATAATGCAGAAAATTCAGAAAAAATTGGTAAATTTGTTAGTGAGGAAGAGGTGTCTGAAGACACAGTTCTTGATCAACTTAGAAAAATAAATTCTTGTTTTAAATAAACTCTTGAAAAATGGGATGTACAATAGCTACTGAACAATATATACCTGTAGTAGAAAACCTTATTAAGTTAAATTCAGAAGTATATAAAAACTTTGATAACGCTGCAAAATTTATATTACAGTCAGACTTAACAGGTGAACAGAAAAAATTAGCGTTACACAATATGGCCCATATTTATAATGGGCTTTCTGGTTTAGATGCTACTGTCTATAATTTGGGTAAAGGTATTGACATAATTAAAGGTGTGAACTTGATTGATGATACAAAAGCGTACATTAAGTTTTCATCAGATTTGTTTGGTGTAAAAGAACCATTACCTCCAACAAGTACAGGAATTGATAAGAGTATTGAGGCTCTGACAAAACTGTCTTTGATTACAGTTACAGATTTAACAAATGTATCTGGACCTTTGTCATTGATCAAACAGTATTTCAATACTCAAGTGTTTGACACATTAGAAGAAAGAGACTTTACAATAGAATCTTTTAGAGCAATACTACGTGATGTAATATCCAACATGAGTAAAGCTGATGAGGGTTACAAACAGGTTTTATACAATACCATAGAGGATGTCTTTAGTACGCTAGAGAAAAAGTCTGAATACATTGATATTAATACAGTAGTTGATCTTGCAAATTTAGATACAGTCTTATTGACTTTGGATAATGGATCAATGGTTGAAGGTGTGCTTTATGATGATGGTACAATTGATGTTGTAAATGCAGATGGTACATTAGAGCCAATGGAAGCATCAAGAATTGTTTCTCAAAAAAGAGCAAGACCAGCTGACTCTTCATATTCAAATGATGGTAAGCAAGTATTCAATGAAGATTTCTTTTTATCAGGTTTAGTAATTGATTCTGTAAATCCAGAAGAACGCGTTGAGTTGATAGAGGCATTGAGAAAAATGAGTGTGCCATCTGCTGGTATAAAAATATCTGCAGTTAAGCTAAGTAATGTTGGTGACATTCGTGTACAACGAATGAAAGAAGTAGCATTTCAAGATACAAGTTTAGCACCTCTTTCAAGAAGAGATCACGAAACTTTTGAAAACAGTACGCAAGTTGCGTATTTGGAATCTACACCAAATGGAAAAGTTCTTACTGTATCTCGCCCAAAAGCGAGTGAGCAAGAATTTGCTTTGGTAGGTGAGATACTTGCAACTGGTCAGAAGTTTTACATATACTCTATGGAGAACTTTGCTTTTGTATCAAGTGATAACACAACAGAACTTTTAGATTTATCAAATCCAGGACACCTTGCAATGTTGCAAGAAATGTCTGTGAAGTCAACAACTAATAGCATAAGCCCATTAGAGAATTCTGATATGGCTTCAATTGTAGCTTCTCAGAAACTTTATGAGAGGTTTAAAGAAAGAGTCTTAGCAAAAGTAGGATCTGCATTTGACGCGAATACTTCAGTAGATGTAACAGATGAGTTTGTACAGTTGTATGATTTTTCAACACAGCGTGGCTCATCTCCTGTCTACAAGCTTTTAAATGAAGCCGTGGAATCTAACCCTCAGTTTAGCAAAATAGTTACTGTGGTGGACGTAAATGCATCAAATGAAATAGTAAACGAAGAAACTCGCAAGTTGCCTTTCTACTTTTACAAAGAAATCAATTACAAAACAAAAACAATTCAATACAGACCTGTATCATTCTTAAAAGGAAATCAAAGAATCAAAGTTGAATTACCTGATGGAACAGTAAGAATAATCACTGAACAATCATATGTTAATGAAGTTCTTAATCTTCCTGAACAGATTACTGAGATGTTTAAGGATGAGGATGCAAGATTGGTTGGCCTGATGAATAACAATGAGTCTCTTGCTAAAGTTGCAAAGACTATGCACTTTGTTGTAAAGTTTCCAAGTGAAGGAGGAATTTCATATGCATCTGCAAGAAGAAATGATCAACTTGAGTTTGGTGAATTCTTTGCAAAATACATTGTAAGTTTATCTGAGGTATTATTAAGTCCACAAAAGACAACAGCTCTTCGTAACTTTAGAAAGTTGCAATATGACTTTATGCCTTCTGCTATTTCAGGCAAAGGAATGATTTTAAGTTATGAGTTTGCAACTGCTCGTGCAGCTGAAGGATACCAATTACAGTTAGAAGTAAGACCATATTCTCAGAACTCTGATAGATATGGCAGTGCTATAACAAACGAAACAAAACGTTTCTTTAATTTCAAGATTGATGAGGGTATGATAAATGGCCTTGCTAAATCATTGAAAGGTGAGGGAAGTTTATTGAAAGAAGTAGTTGCTGAAAATCCAAGCTTAGCAGGATATGACTTGAACAAATCAGATGACTTACTTAATTTTTACACTGATGTTTACGCTATGTCTGAATCAGGTATGGCAACAGACAGCATTAAGAAATTAGTTTCTGAAATCAGTAAAGCTCAACAAAATTTTACACAAGCAGTTATTGACTCAGTTATAAAACCTTTACAGGAAAACAAAGAAGGTGTTTACACTGACTTTATGGAACTTGCAAAAGAAGATTTTAACTTTACAAATGGTGTAAATCTTGAGGCAATGTTTTCTACAGGACGCGAGGATGGTAAAAAATCATTACGTGTTGTGTCACCTTTGGTAGTAGGAACACCAAATGACAACAGATCAACATACAATAGTTCAATGAAAAACTTGAGCATATTAGAATCTGGATCACGTAAGTCATTTAAACTGGTATCTAAGTCTCCAATTAATGTAGCACCAAGTGATCAAGCTTCTGATAACATGGACCACACTGCAGCTCAAAAGGCTATTGTAGATGATGTAGCAGAAACAGAAAACCAACCAGTTGCTATCACACCAATTGATACAAATGATACGCCTTTGAATTTAAAAGAAGAAGGAGATGTGTCTGATCAAGCAGAAGAAGACGATGATATTATTGACATTGAACCTTTCTCAATTGCATCTGGTGAAATTCAACCTGCAACAAACGATGAAATACTAAGTGAAGCAGAATGGTTAGCAGAAATGCTTCCTCAATTTGGTTTAGATAGAACAACATTAAAAGATGTTATTAACCTTTCAAAGATTGATGGTGCAGTCTTGGGTATGTTCAAAGACAAAATGATTTACTTGAATGAGGCACTTCCATCTAAGGGTACTGTATTTCATGAAGCATTTCATGGTGTATTTAGATATTTACTTACACAGAAAGAAAGAGACGCATTAATTGCAGAAGTAGTAAACAATCCAACACATGCTTCCAAGTTTGAAGCTGATGCTGTTTATGAATTTGCAAGAGTTCGTAACATAACAACAACAAACTTTGATACACTGATTCAGTTAATTGCTGAAGAGGTTCTTGCTGATGGATTCCAAAGCTATATGGCCAAGGCAAAACCTGCAGCTCCAAAAACAGCAATGCAAAGATTCTTTGACATGCTAAAAAGGTTGTTGGCACTTTTCATAAAAAACAGAAGTGAAATTGAAAACACATACGACAAAGTAAAAAGTGGGTATTACAAGACAGCTACAATCCAATCAAATATGTTTGATGGGCAAGTTGCTTATGAAGTAATTCCTGGCCTTATCAAATACTATTCAAATGAAGAAGGTGCAACATTGCGTGCACAGTCTACACTAAACCCATCTGAGCAAGTTCAACTTGTGAATATGGTTGTTGGTGTTATTTTTCAAGACAAAGCTCAGTCTGATAATTTTGATACTAAATTTCAACGTGCAGTAGATAAAGTTCTTGAAGAAGTTTACAGCATGGAGAAACTTGTAAATCAAAATCCAGCTATGAAAGATGCAATCATTGCCAAGTATGGTCCAATGATTTCTTCATTTAGATTTGTGTTGGGTGCAAGAATGAAAGGGTTATCTGTAATGGATATCAATCTTTCTGGTGATGCAAAAAATGATAACAAGCAATCCCCAAATACTATCAATCTAATCAATGATGAAAAGATTGATAATACAATGGGTCAGCACTCATTTGATGTATTGCGTAAAATTGTAAAAGAGAAGTTTGATAAAACAAATTCTGTAAAAATTGCTCAGGAACAAGATGAGTTTACAATTATTGATGACGAAGTTGTTGCTACATTCACTGGTGAAAATGCCAATGTGGTTAATGATGACGAAGCGCAATCAGCTCGTGAAGAGTTAGAGAACAACGACTTTGAGGCAGGTTTTGGTGAACAAAACAGAATGGATTCATACGTATCTCAGATCAGAAGATTTCTGTCTACAATTCGCAATGATCAATTTGATGCTGACTTAAATATCAATTTGCCACGCATGGTTGATGGAGATTATATCTTTCCAACAATGCTTAAGATTACTGCAGGTTTAGCTCCACAAAACATCATTGATGCAATTGGAGTAATGGGTAAGCAGATGATTAAAGATGGCTTTACACAATCAGGTAAAGACTTAAGTGCTATTGCTGATGCTATTAATGTATTGACAAAAGCTGATCCTGAAGGAAATCCACAATCTAATAGACAACTACGACAATTGTTAATTGAAGTGTTGCATGGTGTTGAGTTAAACTACACAATGTTTAATGTAACAACGCCAAAGCAAGTTTCCATTAAAGAAACAACTAACATGAGTGAGTTGATGGATTCTAAAGCTGTTACATTTAGATTATATGACAAAGTTGTAGACGCTGATATTACAAAGAAACGTAATGACATTGTTGCAAATTTCTTAAAGAAACATTCGTCCAGTGCAAACGATGCAGCATTTAAAGAAGCAGTAAATGTGTTAATTAACTTTCCAAAAGAATGGTTCTCACAACCTGATTTGCTTTCAGGATTACGTGGTCAAACAATAATGGCCATGGAATTCACAACTAAAATTCACAAAGCTTTAGAAACAATTGGTATGAATATACCAAAGTCTCTTGTTGAGTTATCAATTTTAGGAATGAACAAAGCAGAAAACAATATTGAGTTGGCTGTTGATGTTGAGATGCAAAAGTTTTATGACGTAAATGAGAACTTTGTTAAACAAGCTCAATATCTTGAGAAGGATTTCTTCAGAAGTTTGTCTTACATTTTAACTAATGCATATGTTGATGGCAAACCAAATGTAAGGTTAAAAACTATAATGGATGATCAGAATTCAAAAGATGCGCAAATTAATCGCTTCATGGTAATTCTTAAAAAGGCATCAACATACATTGTAAAATATGATCCAACTGATATTCCTAGTGTTATTAAAAATGCTGAAGGAAAGTCAATATATCGTTTTGCTAAGTACAATCCTTTAGTGCTATTGACAGAGCGTTTAAATACAATGACACTTGAAGAAGCTTTGTCAAATGATCCATACTTTACAAATTCATTAAAGAACTTTATTTCTGACAATGCAGTCCTTGGACCATTGTTAAATAATGAAACAGGAACTGACGTAGAAAAGATACAGTTGTTCTTGGATAATTTTACAATGTCAATGTTTGGTGGTGTACAACAAAGAATTGGTGATATTGCAAAACAAGGTCAAACTTTTAAATCAATAGATGAAAGATCTTTGTACATGTTGCAGTTGTTATCATTTATGAATATGAAAAGTGTTCGTGACAAAAATGGTAATGAAATTACTACATACATGAGACCATTCCACCAGTTGGAAGCAACACAAACAAATTTTCTTGTATCTGCAATGTATACACCATTTGTTTCTAAATCAAATGTTACTGTTAAAAATCAATTGGGTCATGCATTATATAAAGATGATTATTGGAAAATTGTAGAAGACCTAGAGGCTGTTGTAAAACAAGAATACAAACGTATTGCAAGAGAATGGAATCGTCGTTTAGAGCTTAAGGCTAACTATGAAAGTGGTGTAAGTAATCAGTTAAACAATAACTATAATGCTATTCTTAATGATGATAACAAAACTGCAAATGTTGATGCAGATAATCTAAGAGCTTACAAGTTTAACATACTAAGTGATTTCTTCCAAAATGAAAACAACACTAGTCTTGCGAATGATTTAGTAGAACTTGCAAAATCACAACAAGATTTTGATTCTGCTGATCTTTCTAACTTGCGTAATAAGTTAAATGAGTTTGCAAAAGAACAGTTTCAAATGTACATGGAAACTTTGGAACGCATTCAACTTATCCAAAAGTTACCAATACCTGAAGGTCAAAAAGCATATGACCCACGTCCTGGTGTTGAAAAAGTTGAAACATACTTTGAAGCATCAATGTTGCCAGAAAAAATTAAACTTGATTTTAATAGCACAAGTTTGACTGAAATGTATCCACAACCACAAGGTGTTAATACAAAAACAACAAATCCATTGATGCCAGTTGAGTCTTTGTTATATGACAAGTTCATGAACAACTGGAGAAATGCATTACATTTCAATCAGTTGATGGATGGTGATATGGCAATGAACGTTAAAAATCCACAGGATTATGTAAAACGTTTAAAGAAAGTTGTTGCTACTGGTTCCAATATGAAAAATGGAACTCACAACGTTGCTTACATGAACACAATTACAGCATTTGTACATGACATGTATCCACAGTATGGCCCTTACTATAAGCGTGAAGAAATCATTAGTGACTTCATGATTGAGTCTGAAGCATTACGCGATGAGTTACTAGAAGGTTATGACAAAGCTGTTGACGGTACTGTAGAAGCAATTCTGGATACAACTGTTAAGTGGGGTGACATGATACGTGAGGTTTTTGATGGTCAAAGTATATCATCATTAATGCACCAAATGGACATGCATGATACTCTTGGAAGACTTGATGATCGTGGTTTACACATTCTTGTTGCTAAACATTATAGAGCATTGACAGAAGATGAGACTAGATATCTTGAGTCAATGAAGATTGTAAACAATGCTAAGAAAACAGTAACCGCAGCTCGCAACATTTATCATAAAGATTCTGAATCTTATATTGATAGAGGTGACGTTAGTGTTTTAAACATTGAGAAGACAGAAGATGAAACAATTGATGTTGCAACAGAACGTGTGTTTAATGAACTACATGGTTTGTATTTGTCAGTTTATGATTTAAGAAAAGATCGTGAAGAAGCAGCAACAATGCCTGATGCTGCAAATCAAGTAGCAATGATTAATAGTGCTATTGGTAGTATTTATGTAAAGATTCATAATTATTATACACCACTTCCTCACAGACAGATGATGCATGATATTTTGAATTCTATGGAGATGCATCAAGTAGATCAGTTGATGGATACGACAGCTTCAAAAAATGCTACACTTTTACCTATTGATGTTTACAGTGCTGATAGAAAAGATGGATACATTAACTTTGGTCTTGCAACACTTGCTGTTCCAAACTCTGCTAAATACTTACAGGTTGAAACAAGTGGTGTAAAAGAAAAAGCAAAACACTCAGTACAATCTAAATTATTATTACCTGCAGATATTTCAGAAAAAGAATTTACAAAAATCATTGAAGTAGAAAATGAAAGAACTGGCAAGCAAGCAACTGAATCAGAGATGCGTGCAATGTTAGATGTAAAAAATGCATTGAATGACTATCAATTATCACTTAGCAAGTCTACAAAAGCACGTTTGACATACTTCAAAAATGTTTTGAGAAAAGGTAGTGACTTTGAGTTGGGTAAAATCTTTACAATGATTCGCGAAAGCTTGCAGCAACAAAATGCACCAATGAATATTTTGGACATGTTTGCAGTTAAGCCAGATGGTAAACCAGTCTTTAGTCCTAACTTAAGTTTGATAAGAAACACTTTGGAATATTACATGATTGCACAATACAGCAAGAATGTGACAGATGAAAAAGTCGCAGGATTTAAAAACTTTCATGAGAGTGCTTTTGGGTATGAAGTGATGGTAGATTTGGAAACTGGTAAGATAGTAACCACACAAGAGATTGCAGAAAATCCTGATACGTTTAAAGATAAAGCACGTTTTAAATCACGCCCTTTGTCTACTACAGTTGAAATACAAGCTGATGGAAGCAAACTATATTTTGTAGAATGCATTCTTCCAAAACCATATTTTGAGAACGTTCAACAAGAGCAATTTTACATGGACAACCTTACAAAAATGTTTGGTGTTCGTATCCCTACAGAGGATAAACGATCTATGATAGCATTAAAAGTTGTTGATTTTACAGATTCTTCTAAATTAAACAACATTATTGTACCACACTTTGTACACATGCTTGCAGGATCTGACTTTGATATTGATTCATTGTTTGGTCGTATGATGTCTTACTACAAAAATGGTAAAGGAAACTATTCATTATATGGTGACTACAGTCAATATGATGATATGGAAAAAGGTGAGTTCATTGAGTTCTTACATTTTATGTCTAAGAATGATGACTTTGGTCCTTTAATTAAAGCACGTAAAAAACAACTCATTGATGATGGAACAATTTCTATTCCAAGTGAAGGTGTGTTGTTTGATGTGTTAACTGGTCTAGGGTATACAATAGATGAATTAGGAGAGTTCTTTGACCAAAAAGTTCTTAAGTCAAAATACAAAGATCAAAAAGAATTTACAAGTTACATGTTTGATTTAACTACTGAATCAAAAGAACTATATGTTAATGCTAAAGAAATTGCTGATCAAAATCCTGAGAACAGAGAGTTAGCTAACACACGAAATTCTTATGGTAAAGAGCATGCTGACTTAAAAGCAATTCGTCAAACATCTGTTGCAGAACAAAAAGCAATCAAAGAAAAGCTTCGTATTATTGATTCAGCATTTGAGTATCAAGCAATGGTGGATGTAATGTCTCAGTATGGATTACCAAGTAATCTTTCTGAATTTATATCAAAACCACAATATTCTGAAATGGTTTCTAAGAAGTATGAAAATGCAAACTTAGATGCAAGTCTTAGAATCATTGGTAATGAAGCAGTCTTTAAGTACTTGTACATTAACCAGCGTGCTTCTGCAAATCAATTCTTAGAAATCTTGTCTAAGTTTGGAATTGATATGAAGACCATTACACAAAAGGCCAATCTATTTACACCAACAAATATGGTGGCATCTAAGATTGAAAACAACATGAACAAAGATGGTATTGGTCGTACAGCTGTTATGAATAAGTTTTTAGCACTTGCAAGTCAATATGAATTGATTCTTGATGAGGAAGCTGTTGTGTGGAACTTTCAAGATCTAAATGGTAAATTTGTAAACAAGGATACGTTTGGTCAACTTAATGAGAAAGACCAACGTGTTATATCAATTATTGGTAATATTCTTGGAGTGTTTGCAGATGCTGCTAAAGATCCAATTCCTGCAGCGTTGCAGATGAATGAAGTCAATGCAAGTACAACACTTGCAATGATTGGTATTGGTTTAGATCCAGAATTTGCAGTAGCGTTTAACTTCTTACCTGAAGTACGTAAAGCTGCACTCGCTGTACAACAATCACAGTTTGCAATTTCTGAGGGACTTGACCAAGATTACAAATTCTACAATTCAGCAATCACTACTCAAATAGAAGACTTAGTAACTAAAGATCCTGATACTCTTACAAGATTAAAAGTTCTTGGTATTGTAACTCCAAAGTCATGGCCTGGTCGTATAGTTCTTGATTCAAGCAAAGTTAAAATTGGATTTGAGCCTAAAGGGTTGAGCATCTATGCTTTAAAGAATGACTTGTTAACACCATCTGCAATTGGATTTGAAATGCGTGATGCAATGACAGACGTTCCTCTTAGTGAAAACGAAATGAAAGTTGTGTTGTTGTCACTGTATGCTAAACAAGCTCAGCAAACTTGGTCAATGAACAGAGTAGCATCTATGACAAATTTGTTCAAAAGACTTAATCCAAGTTTGGTTGCATTTGACAAGATGCGTGACAACATCCAGGAAATAAGAGAAAATAAACTATTTGATGAGGCATCTGTTAATAGGCTATTTAAAGGTGATCAAGTATGGAATGTACTTGAAGATACATTGAATGACGCAAATGATCAGTTCTCTAAAATATTCTTGGAACGTACACTGTTCTTTAAACCAATTACTTCAAGTTTTAAGAGATACTTTGAGGATCCAAAAACTATTGCAAATACTTTAACTAGCTTTTTAGCCATCAACAAGTTTAAAATGACATTCCCTAACTCACGTTCTAGTAAGAACGCTTACATGCAGGGAATCATTGATCAAGACAACGCTGCAATCTTGCAAACATTTACTCCTGAGTATTGGTTTACAAATGACTTATACACTCAGATAGAGAAAATGCGTGAGAAGTATCCAGAAAATGACTTCTTGAAACTTTTAAGACCAGATGAGTCTGATAATACTGCAACTGTAATATACAATAGTAAACCTTATCCTGGAATCAAAGAGCGATTTGTAAAGTTAATTAGTAAAGCAAAAATCAAAGGTGATTATGCAAACAAAATTGCTGATGATGTTACGTTCTTGTATAATCAAGGTACAGTAGATGAAAAACTATTTGTCAAAAAATTGTTTTATCATGAGCTGGCACGTACTGGATTACAATATGCTGAAGGATCTTTCATTTCATATATGCCTGCAGAACTTAAAGTACCAATTTCAAATTATATTGAAGAGTTTATTAATGGTCTTGATGCTGTAGCAAAAAGTTCTAATTTTGAAGAAGACTTTATCAATTTTATGAAAGACTATATTGGTAAAGATTCTCAAGTTGATATTTACAAATTCTTTGATGAGATGTTTTCTCAGCTTGCGTTTGCAGCATCTTCAGAAAATAACAATAGAAAAATTCCAAAGTTTATTGATAGAGATGATACTGCAAGTATGTCATTTAAGATTAACTCAAAAGAGCCTCAATATACGAAAGCAATTGTTAAAGCATTTGTACCTGACAATGCTACTATGGATAGAAAAACATTGCCTGATGCCAAAGCAAAAGCTATTGGACATGTATATACAGCATTTGGATATCAGACTCCTGTAAGAGCAGATCTTGATAAGATTGGTAAAGTAAACATTATTGATCTTGCAGGTAGTGAGTTTACTCTTGATTTATCAAGTGGGACTGGTGAAGAAAACAAAGCAAACATAATCTTAGGATCTATGCTTGGAATACGTCGCGATCCTTCTGAGCCAGACTCTACAGATTTTGTATTCCCTGCAATTGTCAGAATTGGTAATAACACTTTTGTTTTACAAGGTGTTGATACTGGTGCAGAAACATCAAAAAGTATTGGTACTAATTTAGTTGAAGCTATTGTAGGAAAAGGAGTATTTACTTCTATAGGATCAGTTGCACGATACACAGCAATACCATCACAGTACTCTTCAAAATCATTAAGTCCTATTGGATTTACTACAGAAGATGCAGAAACTTATAATAGATATGTCACTAAGAAGGAAGGAATTGTTCTTAATGCTGAGGTTGTTGACGACAATGCTAAAGCACAAATTGAAAACCCTAAGAAAGTAGTAAGTGGTAATGAGTTAATTGGACTATCAGCATCTGAAAGATTTACTAGAAAATCAGTTGAACAAGATTCTGAGTACTTGTATTTGTTTACTGATAATGCACAAAGAACATCTGGTACAGGGAAAGTTAATGCTGACGGCTGGTATGCACAAAAATATGGTGCAACTAAAAAGTATCCAGGAAAAACACAAGCTGTTGCAAGAGGTCTTGACAATGCATATCCAATAACAACAATGGTTGATGACAAAAGAACTCAGTGGTCTGATGTACAATTTGATACTTACAAAGCAATCATTGATGATGAGATAGAAACAATTAAGAAAGCTGCTACAAACTATAAAGGAATTAAGTTTGGTGCAGAAATGCCATTTGGACAAGGTGCAATTTCTAATATGAAAGATAGTGCTCCTAAAACTTGGGCGTATCTTAACACAAAACTTGCAGAACTTGGTATTGATAATACAGGAACTACACCTATAGCTGGTGCTAAACCACAGAGTGACTCTGCAAGTACGAATCAAATTAATGCAGGTGAAGATTTATTGAATGGGCTTATGAATCAAGGTACAGATAACACAAGTGAAGTTTCAGAAGACCAAATAGAAGCTGGTGAGGATTTCTTAAAAGCATTTATGGCTGGACAACTTGGTGAAACTAACGCAGTGGTTCCTAAAATTCAGGCAGGACGATTTGTAACTTATAAAGGTACATCTTACATAGTCACACAACAAAATGCAAATGGTACTTGGCAAATATACAATCCATTACTGGAAGGTGCAGCTGCTAAGATATCAGTTTCAGAAGCAAATCTAAAAGCAAATGAGACACTTGCAAAAATTGTGGAGTATAATGGTGCTGAATATATTGTGACACCTAAGAATACTATCATATCTTTGACGTCAAATAAAAAGATGAATTGGGATGAAAACAATGGTGATAGAAAAGCAGTTCTTGCATTAGCAAGACAGAACAAAACAATCATCAAACCAAACAACAGACCAAGCATTGATCCAACAGATGAAAACAACTGTTAATTATGAAATGTAGAACTGACATAAAAAAGGCAATAGTCAAAAAAGCTATTGCTCAAAGTGAAACAAAGAACATTACAAGACTTTCTGAGTCTATCTTGTTTGTAAGTAACACTGCGTTTCCTAGTGGTAAAGCACAAGCATTTAGAGTTGCTGAAAGTGTTGTAAACAAAACCAATAAAGATTTCAATGGCCTTGTAGCTCATCGTAGAGAAATGACAACAGGACAAGAAATAGTTTTTAATCCAAGTCCTGAGCTAGTCACAATTTATTACAATGAGTATCTCAAAAGTTTTACTGAAAAGGAAGCTATAGCTATACAACGTGAGGATGCAGAACGTGCTGGTATTGAGTATAGTGACGATTATCTTTTTGATAGTCCAGGTTCTGAGAACCCATTGTACAATATGTATGAAGATATGGCCAACTTGGAGTTAACTCCTGAAGTTATTGAGTATCTTTATAGCGACAGTAGTCAGCGAATGAGCATGATAAAATTTGCTCAGTCAGCTACAGACCTTATCTCAAATTTGAGAGGGTTGAATTATACAAATGATGATATACTTGACAAAATAAAGTGTTTATAAGATGAGTGCATGTCCAAATCCAAATGACCAAGCCTGGAAAGACTTGGTGATAGCCTTTAATAGTGAAGCAGACGCAATGACTGCTTTTGTGCGTAATAACAATCAAGTACCAACAGTTGAGGAAGCAATGCAGATCCTGAAAGATTTAAGAATTCAGGATAAAGATGAACAACTTTCTCTTGCATCTGATCAGTTTAAACTTTCACGTGCCGTTCAACAAAGAACAATGCTTGAGACTATGAAGTTTAGATCAAACAAAAATCAGAAGGTTACTATACAAAAGCTTATTGATATGAACCAATCATATCAAGACTTTTTAAATGACAACATTAAAGCTGCGCAAGAAGGCAATCCTGTAGAGCAAACGCTTAGTGTATCAAAGTTCATTGGTTCTTCTGAGTTTAAGGGTGATCCTAAAGAGTATGAGGCATTCAAGTTGTTTGGAACATTCATGCATGAGATTTTAGAACTTGGTCAAGTTGAAGCTCTGAGACAAGATAAAACAATTGCACAAATTTACAATAGTGACTTCTTTGACAAAGTTTATGATGCGTATATGGCAAAACATCCATTTGAAATTGAACGTTTGACAAAAGATGAAATGTATGAAATGGCATTAGGTCTTGTAGCAAATATCAATACTAAAAATGCAAGTGGTTATGTCATTCTTCCTGAAGTTACTGTTGTTGGTACATCAAAATCTGGTAGTAAGGTCATTGGACGTTTGGACATCTTAATGATTGACGCTGCAGGTAAAGTGCACATCTATGACTTTAAAACTAAAAAGGTAAAATACCTTGTTGAGAGAAACGCGATTACAGGTGAAGAAGAAGTTAATGTTGACAAGGCCTTATATGGTCTTGCAATAAAAGAATTTCCAATTGGAAACAAGCCAGGTACTGCAGAGAAATTCAGGGAACTTCCTGTTAGAACTACATACGATACCTGGATGCTCCAACTTGATGTATACGAAAATATTTTAAAGCAAAATGATATCCCAGTTGCAAACAAAACCATTGCTGCACTGATGTATCAAATTGATGATGATAACAAAACTTATAAAGGACAAGTACTACATGTATTTGAAGATCAGGATTACTATGATCAAGCGCGTAGTGTTAAACTAAATACTGATGGTGTTTGGTTTAATGATGTAGATGCTACTTCTGATATTACGTTTGCGTTTAAAAGAGCAGTAAACATTGAGTTACCAATTGGTGAAGAAACTGAAGAGGAAATTAGATCAAAAAGCCCTGAAGAGTTATTTGATATTAACCCTTCTGACAAGAACATGGAAGACTTTGTTAAGGTACTTGATGGTGTTATATCAGGCCAAATCACAAAAATCTATGAAGAAATTGATGACTTAACTAAAAAACCAAATCGTGATAAGCAATATGAAGATTTGCTTAAAGCACGTAGAGATACTCTTAACAATTTCAAAAAAATAATTGAGAAATTAAAAGGTTCAAATCCTTCAGTTCTTTTGAACTCAACAAACTTCTTTAATGCATTGAACACAATGGACAATGACTTGAAGACTATGTTTGAAATATCAAGACTTGCATTAGAGGCTTACAAAACTTCTGCTAATCCATTAGACAACTTGCGTAATCTTGATAAAGTACGTGAAGCATTTAATAAAAGTGTTGTTCTTACACAGGTACTTGACGTGATGGATCAGATTGTTAATGAGGCAGCGATGTCTGAAGGCAGTACTATTACATCAGACAGTCCTGTGAGAAAGAAGTTGTCAGAACTTAATGCATATGCTAATATGATACAGTCTAATTTTAAAGAGATTGGTATGGCAAATGCAATTGAGAACATAATGTCTGTTGGTGAAAAGGTATTCTCTGCAGTAAGTGAGCAACAAAAGGCTGCCATATTACCTGCACTTGAGAAAGCTAAGGCAGAATTAGAAGCACTAAAAACAAATCCTAAACTTGGATTGTACAGTAAGATAAAATTTGCAACGTTTTCTTTGATGAACAAGAATTTCAAAGAGAAACTTAAAGAAGCAATGGGGCCTGAAGGAGATATTGTTATGTCTCGTATTGCAAAACTAGAGCGTGACATTATACGATTTGAAGGTTTAATGAAGGGTTATGATTTCTCAGAAGATGCAATCATGCAATACATTAATGGTATGACAGATCCTGGTTCTGCATTTTATCCTGGGATGCCAAATGCATTAGAGTCTGATACAATTCTTTCTGGATGGATGATGGATAAGGCTATTGCCTCTGCATCAAACTCTGACCTTGTGATATCATCATTTACAACAATGCTAAAAGACTTTAAGGCTCAGGCAGAGTATAATGTAATGACAGATGAGAAGTTGAAAAACTTTGATAGGTTACGTGAAAAGCTTTTGAATTCTGGATTTAGTCTTGAGTCATTAAACAAAGCAGTCTCTGAATGGAGAAAGGTTGTGTACTATGACAAAGAGAAAAAAGAAATGGTTGAAAAACGTGTTCTTACAATAGTAAAACCTTTTAGTGAAGAATACGAAAACACCTATAAAGGATTTAGCATTAGACTTAAAGAGTTAAATAGAGAAGTGTATGATGTACGTTCTGTATATAACGAGAAGTTTGATACTCCTGAAAAGGATTCTGCGGAAGCAGACTTGTTAGCAAAAATTGCTGAGAGAGATCAACACAATGACACATACATTGCATGGTTGTTAGAGAATGCTAATCTGCCATACACTGATGAGTTTTACAACTTACAGTTGATGTTGCCTCAAGAAATTCGTGATGCTCTTCAAAAGATTTATTTAGAGCAAGAAGTAATTTTACATAACGTAGGAAAAGGTAATGAGGTCTTGCTTGAGGAAGCAGATTTTGATAGACTTAAAGAACTTGACGCAGAAGCAAAACGTTTACGTATTTCTGCAGCAGATCAAAATGAAGACTATGCAACATACATTGAGAAGTTTAATGAGTTGTATGAGTATGATACCAATGACAACTACTTCAAAGCAATGGAGAATAATGCATTAGTGCGATTCTCTGATGATAAAGAACGTTTAGATAAATGGTATGCAGACAATACTGTAACCAGACCTACATCTGATTGGTATAATCAGTTAAATGAGTTGTATGAAAGACGTTCAGAAATCTATGAATCAGATCCACAGATAAAAGAGTTGATTGATAAGAAGTCACGCATCATGGCTCCTTACAAAAACTCAGGACGTTTTAATCCAAAGTATTTAACTGAAGAGGAAATTGCTGAGTTAGATGGTATTGAGGCAGAAATTGAAGATATCATTGAGGGTAAGAAAGCAGATAAAACAGTTTTGTCAAAAGAAGAACGACAAGCAGCTGCTGAAATAACTGCAGAGATTAAGAAACTTGTGTCTTTCCAGCTAAACCCTATTTACATCCAGGACTTTGAGTCAAGATATAGGATATTGAAAACAGCATTAAACGAAATGAATAATGCTCAAACAAAATTGACTATTGCAAGAACCAAAGGTGACAAGACAGAAGTAGAAGAAGCAGAAAACGATGTGATTTTTGCAGTAAAAAGATTTGGTGAAGTTGAAAGCGATTTCAAAACATACTATGAAAAATACCACTATAGTAAATACCAAACTATAAGAACAGGGTATGACCTTAAAACATACAAGGTTCCAAAAACATTCAACTTTGAAAGACTTCCTGCAGCTACTGTTGCAGATAAGTATATGGAAACAGTTCCAAATCCAAAGTACTATAAGGTAAAAAGATTACGTGTTGGTAACTGGACACTTGATGATCAGAAATTATCTAATGCTGATATAGAATTACTTCAAGAAGATCCTGACAAAGTTCGTGAGCTACATGTATCAGGTAGGTTAACTACTAAACCTGGGGCTTACAATCCAAACTTTATCAAAGGGCCTGATGGTATTCCATTACCAAAAGAGTTAAAACTTTCTGATGAAGGTCATTATCTGTTGGATCCTGCAATGGCTGCAACAAAAAATATCAATGATCAATACATGAAGATACTTAACAATCCTCAGTTGTTTGAGTTTTACAATGCAATGACTGATATGTTCTTTGACTTACAACAAAAAATTGAAGGACGTAAGATTGGATATCAAGTACCAGGATTTGCTGCATCAATGGGAGAAAGTATTGCAAATGAAGGATTCAAAGCTGGATTTGCAAAACAATACAACTCCTTTATAGATAAGCACCTTAAAGCAGAAAGTAGTCAGCAAGATCAAGGTGAAAACTTGTATGGTGATATTGGTACAAAAATCAGAATGCGTTTCTCAAATCAACTAGGAGAAAACATTCAGTCAAGTGATACGATTGGTTCAGTAATGAAATGGGCTACTGAAGCACATATGAATATAGCAATGCAGGAAGCTGCACCAAAATCTAAAGCTTTTATTGAGTTCATGAAACTTAAGAAAGAAGAACTTGCAAAAGATGTACTCAAGGGTGATGTCTTTATTACTGATGAAGTTACAGGTGCTCGTGTAAAGGTAGATTTAAAACAAAAGCTTGCAGAGATTAACAACTTGATTAACATACTTGAATTTGAAAATGACAAGTTCTTATATGGTATTACTGAAAGAGAGAAGAACAGAAAGACTGCTAAGATAGTTAATGGCTTCTTTAAGTATACCAGCTTTATCAGAATTGGGTTTGATGTTGTCAATCAAGTAAAAAACTACACTTCAGGTAACGTCCAGGCGTTTTTGGCTGCTGGTGGAAACGATAGTGATCACTATGGTAAAAAAGATTGGTTGTTTGCTAAAGGAAAAGTATATGGTTACACTGGATTCTTGTCAAACTATTTTAAAGACTGGGGTCGTATTACAGATTTAACTGAGAGTACTATGTTATACAGGATGATGAATCCTGCACAAAAAGATATTCTTAAGTACTTTGAAGATGTATCTGGTGGTAGAAAACGTCGTATGACTGAGAAAGCTTTAGCTGTAGGAGAACTTGGATACCTTTTGCAAGATAAAGGTGATACAGAAATTGCAGTAACAGTAATGTATGCTGTAATGAACAATTATAAGTTTGAGCAAATTGATAGTATTGATCCAACAACTGGTGAAAAGATTTTTAAGCGTGATGCTAAAGGTAATCCTATAATGGTAGCAGCTCATGACGCATACGTAAAAGATGCAAATGGAAACCTTGTTATCAGAAAAGATGTCAACTACACCAAGCAAGATGAGAAACGCATACGTAACATCATCTATTCTGAAATGCGTCGTGCTCAAGGTAACTACGCAGGAGCAGATCAAACAGAGATTGAAAGTAACACTATGGGTAAGATGCTATTCTTCTTTAGAAAGTTCTTGGTCCCACAGTTCTTAAACAGATTTGGTTACTTAAGACCAAACTGGGAAGCATCAGAAGTAGCTCTTGGATACTGGCGTGCCTTTGCAAGATCAATGAAATACTTTGGGGTAGGAAATACAATGAAAGAATTCCTCATTGGTTCAGAAACCATGAAGAAAATGGGTATGTCTGGTGGTATTAAAACGTATGTCATCAAAGACCCTAAGACAGGTAAGGTAATACGTTCTGAGAACATTGGTGACTTCTATGCAAAAAGAGTACAACACGCCAGACGTGACGCAATTGCCATGTTATTGTTGACTATCTTGAGTATGATGCTTTTATCATATGTAAAACGTAGAGACGATGACGATGAAGAGCTTGGTATTCTTGAAGGTAACGCTATTCGTGTAATATGGGGTACTAAAGGTGAAACTGTTTCAATGTTCCCAGTTGGACAAGGTTCAAATGAGTATGTGAAAAACTTTACAACAGCTATTCCATTCTTACGTGAGGCACAAGCATCCATTAAGTTGTTGAATCATGGTTTCAAATATGCTGTTGCTATGTCAATGAATGGTGGTGAAGAGCCTGATCCAGATTATGACAGCGAACTTTACCAAGCAATGTGGAAAGATGCATTCTACTCAAGAAAATCTGGAGCTTATGAAAAGGGTGATGCTAAGATAGTTAAGGATATTGTAGACTTAACAGGTATCAAAAACTTCAGAGATATCTTTGATCCTAGTAATAGAATTGATATTCTTAAACGTAACCAATAAACTTTAAATTTTTTTTACTATATTATAGTGAGGTGTAACTGATAATCAAAAAAAGAAAAATATGAATCCAATTTATAGAATTTATAGAAGTAACAATTATGTGTACATCTATGACGTAGATAACAATAAATTATATCAAGAACATAGTTTTAGAGTTCTTGTAAAAAAAGATACACTTAATGGTGATCTATATAACATTTCATTTTTAAGACCTGAAACAACTCCAGGTGCATTTTACACAGTAACTTGGCAACAATTGCGTGACGTTACTAATACACCATTTGCATCAGCAGCTGCTTGGGAAACATGGTATCAAGACAACACAGGTGATATTGGTTTAGGATCAGGTTTTGCAACAGAAGCTACTCTCCAACAAGTAGAGATAAATACTTCTGGAGTATCACGTACACCACAACTTAGTAGAGTTTCTGGTTCAGCTGGTACTGTACCTTTAGGTAAATTTTCTATGTCTTTTGCAAGTGTAGGAACTGCTAACGCAACGGTTGGAGGAATAATACTTAAGCCAGGTGAAACAATTAATTTTGATGCAGGTGCTTTAAACAACACATTAACTGCTGTAGCATATGATACTACCATTGCAGGAGCAGAGTTAATAATTATTACTATAGCATAATGAGTACAATAATCTCTCCTGGATTAGTAAGACTGCAGGATACTGTAGGTACTACAATGCTCACTGATGCGTTTGGTAGAGAAAGAATTTCTCAACCATTTACATTAGGAGATTATAAACACGTCTATGGTTTAAATATAAACTTTATAGATAAATTAACAAATGGTGGGACTATAACTTTTAATCCTAACCAATCATCAGCTTTATTATCTACTACATCAAATGTAACTAGTAGTGCTGTACACCAGACAAAAGTTTATCATAATTATATCCCTGGAAAAAGTCAATTAATATTTTCAACTTTTTGCTTTAAAGCAGCTGTTACTAATGTAACTAAAAGAACGGGATACTATGATGACAAGGATGGTATTTATTTTGAACAAAATGGTGCAGGGATATTAAGTTTTTGTGTTAGAACAAATACAAGCGGTACTCCAAGTGATGCTTCTAAAGTGTCACAAGCAAATTGGAACGTAGATAAATGTAATGGCACAGGTGCTTCAGGTTATAATTTAGATGTAACAAAAACACAATTTTTCTTTACAGATTTTACTTGGTTAGGATTAGGAAGAGTTAGATGTGGATTCTTAGTAGATGGTAAATACATTATTGCTCACGAATTCAAGACCTCTAATACTATTTCTGTTCCTTATATGGCTAGTCCTAATTTACCAATAAGATGTGAAATATTTAATACTGGAGTAACTACTGGTGGATCATTTAATCAAATATGTTCTACTGTAATGTCAGAAGCTGGAGATTCAGATGCAGGACAAGATTGGTCAGCATTGAATACTACATTAAGGTCTGTTGCAGCAGGGGCTACTTTACCAATAATTGCTATTAGATTAACTAGTACTTTTCAAAGTTATCTAAATAGATTACTTGTAAGATTGCAAGAATTTAGTTTATATTCAGTAAAAGAACCTCTTGTATATAAAGTAATAAAACTACCTAACATATCATTCTTAACTGGAGCAACATGGACACCTGTAGACTCCAGATCAGGCATTGAAGTAAGTGTAGATGCAACTAGTTATACAAACGGATTAGTATTTGCTACTGGGTACGTATCGTCAGCTGTAGGAAACAGAGGAGCTGTAAATGCAGATCCTAGTGCATCAAATGCAAGACAAAATTATATTTCACAAAATTATGACTCTACAGATTCAGAAATTTATATTATTGCAGTAACTAATATAGGTACAACAACAACAACTGCTGGAGCATCATTACAATGGCGAGAGATTTACTAAATAAAATATACTAATGAGTACATTTATACAAATATCATCAGGAGGAGGATCAGGAGTTTTTGGAATATCAAATTCATCTGGAAAATACACTTATTATGCCACATTAACCTTAGCTATGGCAGCTGCAACAAGTGGTCAAACAATAGAAATGTTTGCTGATGTTGTTGAAACTGGAGCTGTTATACTTACTTTAAAAGATGGTGTAAATATTAATGGTAATGGTCATACATACATACTTAATAATAGTGGTTTATTGAATGCCTTTCTCACACCAACAACTGCTGGAGTAAAAATTAGTATTTTAAATTTTCATGGTATAAGAACTGGAAGTACTGGAACAGTATATGATAATAGTTTCATAGCTTCATTTACTGCTCCAAGTGGTTTAATAAATTGTGCAGGTTCTACATTTACAAATTTAGGAAGTGGTTGTGCAATAATGTCAGCATCTGGAATTGAATTTATAAATGCAACAGCAACAGCAAATACAGATTTTGGTTCATTAGGTGCGTTTGGTAGTATTTCAGTATTTACAAATTGTAGAGCATATAGTACAACTGGATTTGCAATTAGATTACATACTGGTGGTTCTATTGCAAATAATTGCTATGGTTTTTCTAACTCAGGCGTTGGTGTATATGGTGGATATTACGCAACAATAAGTAATTGTACAGGTGTATCAGTTTCTGGAACAGGAATTGAAAATTTTGGAGATACAAGTAACTCAACTGGAAGATCAGTTTCTGGGAATGGCTATGTACAAAATGGTTATGGAATAGGCATGAATTGTACTGGTATTTCTGTAAGTGGTGCTGGAATATTAAATTATGTTTCTATGGCAAATTCTACAGGTCTTAGTTCATCTTCTTATGGAATAAGAATGGGTTATGGTGTAACTTATAACTCAACTGCTAAAAGCATAAGTGGACCTGCAATGTGGAATACTAATGGCAATCCTCAACTTTATAATGTAATTGCAATAAGTGAGTGGAACAATGTCGCTGCTTATGGTCTGCGTGGAAATGGAGGAATGTTTCCAAATGCTTTAATAAATTGTACTTTTATTTTAGCAAATGCATCTGCTCCATATTTATTTAATGATGGTGTAGCACAGGCAATTTCACTAAAAGGAAATACATATAAAGGTGGTGCTGTTTTTAATGCAAATTTAACTCAAGCAATTACTGCAACACAAGACAATCAAGGAAACATTTATTTATAAAAATATGGAATCAGTTACAAAGATTGACATCATAGGCTCACAAATCTACGCTTATGATGAATTGGAAAACAAGAAAGAAATTTATCCTTTGATACCAGAGTATAATTTCTTTATGACAGCATTTTCAGATACACAAGAGTTGTTATCTGTAAACATCTACAACCCAATCCCAAGAGTAATGAAGTTTTATGGAATTGAAAATTCTGTTCCTAAATCATTCACAGAACTTGAGTATATAGATATGACTGTAGAACAGAAAGCAGATTTTGATGCATTTGTAGAACTTATTAAATTAAAATAAAATGGCAGTAGTAGCAGCAATTGGAGCACCAGCAGGCGCAATAAACTATACACAAATAACAGACACAAGTGCAGATTTTGCATCAGTTGCTAACTCTACTTATTTTTACAATAAGGCTGATAAGCTAGTTAGATTTAAGGACTCTTCAGGTACAGTATTAGAGATATTTGCAGCTGGTGGTGGAGGTGGAAGCATTCTTAAACTTACGGCTCAAACCTTAACTGCGGCAAGTTGGAGCTTATCTAGTGGATATTATGTTTATAATTTTAGTAACGCAAATATAAATGCAAATACACGAGTTGATTTTACTCCAGATAATGCTAGTTATAATGAAGTAACTACATGTGGAATGACAACTCAAGTTGATGTATCTGCAGGAGTTTGTAGATTTTATTCTATATTTCCTCCACAATCAAATATAACAGGTGAAATAACAATATTCCCAACACTATAGTCATGGCAGTAAATTTACCAGTACAAAATTTTTTTAGAAGACTAACTGGTCCAAATTCATGGGTAAGACCTACTGATTGGCCAGTAATTACTGATACAATTAATGAAGTTCAATTCTTAACGTCAGATTTAGGAGATTCAAATTTGTCATTAAGAACAAACTTTTCAAGAACATCAGGATCTCAAAACATGGTAATTGATTGGGGTGATGGAACAACTACTACTATTTCTGCTATAGGAGCTACTACAACTGACAAAACATATACGTCAGGAACAGGAACTCCATGCTCACTTGGTTATACTACATTTAAGATAAGAGTTTATTTTACAGGAACAGGAGTATCAGTTATATCTCAATGTCAGCCAACAGCTTTGTTAATTTCAGGTAATACGTTTAGTGCTCAGGAATGCTCAGTATTGGAGGCTTATTATGGAAATGGTACAATCCCAACTGCACCTCCATCATTTGAAAGTGTTGCTGGAAATTCATCTTCAGTAAGTGATTTCAATAATCTGACTTATGTTAAATTCCCAGAAGTCTGTACTTGGAACTCTGGTATAAATTTTAATTCTTGTTATAATTTAGTTGTGTTAATTATGCCTATATCTTTAGGAATTTATAACAACAGTCTTAGTTCTTCATTTACAAATTGTCGTAGTTTACTAGAAGTAAATTTTCCTGCAAGTATGACAGGAATAAGTCAATTAAACAGCACATTTCAAAATTGCAATAATTTAAGAAAAGTTACATTTCCTACGTCAATGAATAGTGTTGGAGATATGCAAAACTGTTTTAACTCTTGTAAAAGTTTATTGAATGTTACTGTACCTTCTATAAACAATTGCAGTTCAATGATTCAAGTATTTTTTAATTGTCCTGCTTTAGAATGGGTTAAATTTATAAGTCTTCCTACTTCTGCAAATGTCAATTTTCAAAGTCTTTTTTCAAGTTGTTTAAATCTACAAAATGTTTATTTTCCTGCATCAGTAAACCCTACTAGTATTTTTTCTTGCTTTGCTGCTTTTCAATCTTGTTTTGCATTAAAAAGCATAGTATTTCCATCAAATATGAATGTAAGTACTTTTGGTAATTGCTTTACTAGTTGCTCATCAATAGTATCAATTATATTACCAATAAATACACCTGCATTAACAAGTATGTCTTCTACTTTTGGATCATGCACTAATTTGACTTCAATAACATTACCTACTGTAGGTGGCTTAGGAATTAATTTTGATAGCACTTTTGCATCGTGTAGTAAGTTGCATACTATAAATATTCCAGCTGGTTATACTTTTACTACTTTAGCATCAGCATTTCAGAGTTGCAGTAACTTAACAAATTTAAACTGGACTCCTGGTGTACAAAATTCTTTAACAACATTATCAAGTGCTTTTTCAAGTTGTTCATTATTAACGTCAGTTACCATGCCATCTAGCATGACAATTTTAGCTACTTTAACAAATGCTTTTGCTAATTGTAGTATGTTAAAGACAATTGCATTTCCTGCATCATTGAATGCTGTAACTGCAGCTAACGCATTATTTGCAAGTTGTAACAATTTGACTTCAGTTACTATGCCTACATCAATGAGTTTAAATGTTAACTTCGCAGGTGCATTTTCAGGATGTACTTCTATAACGTCTATTACGTTGCCAAATATAGTATCATCAACTTTTTTTAATTTTTCACAAACTTTTAACGCTTGCAATTCTTTAAAAACTGTAGTATTACCAGGATCTGCTCAACTAAGCCTTGTAACGTCAATAGACACTATGTTTCAAAACTGCTCTAATTTAGTTACAATAACAAATTTTGATAAAATTGGATCATTAACAGCTACACCTTTAATTAATGGTAGTAATATGATTCGCAATAGATTCACATCTATTTCATTTGTAGGTCCATATTCTATACTTTTACTTAATGGATCACCAATAACTACAGGAAGAACAGATGTTCAATCTGTAAGATTACTGAACACATCAGCAGGGCAATGGACAGGAGGTTCTCCTCAAATTAACGTTTCTTATACTAATATGTCTACTGCAAACCTAGTACAATTGTTTAATGATATGGCTGCACAAGGAGCAGTTGTATCTAAGACAATAAATATTACAGGAGCGGTAGGAGCGGCAGGATTAACTGCTTCAAACAGATTGATAATTACATCTCAGGGATGGACAATAACAGGATAATCATGGAAGATACAGCAGGATTTTACAAATTAAATGAGATAGGTGAGTGGGAATTTGCCCCAAATTTTGTGTATGCACCAACATATACATTATTAAAAGAAGATAAAGATACCTATACATATCCTGTAGATGGATGGACATGGTATGATGTAGCACCTCAAGCATAAATAAAAAAAGGGGAGTGTTAATTCTCCCCTTTGTGTAAGTTGTCATAGATCTCTTTCTCAGAAGTACTAAGATCATTATAGTGATACACTGGCTCGTGTAACATTTCATCTTCAGTTTCATAATATGCTTCAGACTTGTGGCCTAACTTATTCCAATTCTTTTGCGCAATATATGATGCAAAATTCTTGGTTAGGTATCCTAAGCTTATTCCTGTAACTTGATGAATGTCATTTAGTGCGTATCCTTTTTTAAGTAGCTTTAAAACTTCTAGTTCATTTCCATTAGTTTTACTCATGGTCCAAAATAATGATAACCTTCTGCATTTGTATCATGGTCATTGCCTTCTACAATATTCCAACACATAGTACCAAGACCAGAGACAGTTTGTTTATTCTTGTCATCTTTCTTAATAAAGTATTTGGAACTTTGCATGTAGGTATATTCACCTGATTCTCTATATGCATCAGTGTATTGTTCTGTTGCTTGATGAACAAGCTCCCAGGTGTACTCAGGATACTCACTAAAGAACCAAACAAATCTGTCATAAAGTTCTTTAGGATTTGTCCTAAATGCAATGGTTGAATCAGGACGTCTCCCTTTTGGAAACATCTCGTTAAATTTGACAATGTGTTCCTCCCATTCTTCAAAAGGAACTTTCTTTTTTGCTACTGCTACCTTGCTTAAAATCTTCTCAGCATTTCTCACAACACCACTACCAGTAGTTGTAATTGTATAAACGCCATCACCATCATCTTTTAGGTATCCTGCAAGAGTAAGTCTGTATTGCTCACTCCTGATGTTTACATAATTTGTATGATAGTATTTATTAAAGGTAGCATGAAGCACGTAATAGCCATTAGGGCTAACATTATGTTTAGCCAGATAATCAAAAAACTCTTTCATGCTTTAGTTTAAAATTGTTTCGTATTTCTTTTCTTTTGCTTCTTCAGCGACACCATCTAGTGGTATAAATCTATCAGCTCTGTATCCAACCCAAGGTAAACCATATTGAGTTTTTCCTTCGTTTTGAACAGCATGGATAAAATAGACAACTTGATCAAAATTATTTACAAACTTTGATATTACGTCATAAACTTGACCTTCTTTTACATCAGCTCCAGGCGGTAGCTTTTCTGCGTTAATACACAATACTCTCATGGTTACAAAAATAAAGGGCTGCTTTTTACACAGCCCTTATTGTTTATCTTACAGGACAAGCTCCTCCTTCACAGTCTGCAATATCCATATCTTCTAAATTGATAGTTTCATCAAAAGCTGATATGGTAATAACATCCTTAGAAAGTTTGTGGAACATTTCTTCAGTAATTTCTTCCAATGGTGCTTGGTCAAAACCATGCTCATTATGAAGTAAGAAAGATACTGATTTTACATTAAAGTAGTTAGCTGCTAACCACTCTTTGATTTCATTAAGTTCAGTTTTACGATAGTAAATTGTAACTGAAACTGCATTGTCAGACCATTCTGTTTGAAGACGTTTGATTACATTCAACTGATCAACAGCTGTCATGTCATTTGCCAATAGTGTTCCTTTTGGAAACTTGCATGGAAAAGACACAATAATTGTACTGTGATCTTCAGTGCTATCAAAGTTTCTTTGGTATTCTATAGGGTATCCATTCTTTCTACACACATTCACAATAGGGCTGTCAGAAGCCATACGAATTCTGCGAATGTAATATTGAGAGTATGCTGGATGTGCACCTGATGTAACACCTGCTAACAAACTAAGAGTCCCTGATGGCTTAACAGTTGTAAGTTTTATTGATGGATTGAATCCTTTTGCTTTACTGTATTCAGTATCATAACTTCTTAGGTAATTGTAACAGTCTGAAAGCCAAGTTCTTTGTTCTTCTGTTGCCTGTAAGTATCCTGTAACGCCAATTCCCATTCTCATGTTCTTGTGTACAATCTCTTCAGTTTCCTTCACTGAACATTTGATAGCTAATGAATGCTTATTAATTCTGTAAAGAAGAGTAGCGACTTTCAATAGCTCTTTGTAAGAGTCAATGTTTGGAAGATAGATTTCAGCAAGACAGCATGTCTCAAAGTTTGCAAGCGATTGTTCAGCACAAGGATTAAAGCCCATTACTTCAGGATCAGGATACTCTATTTCACCTGTTCTACCCATACGTCTTGATGCTTCAAGGTTAATTAAACCATAAGGTTCACCATTACCCTTGTATCCTTCCCAAAATTCTTCTGGTAACTTTGATATGTCATCACATATAACAGAGTTATTACTCATTGCACGCCAGTTAGGAATTCCTCCAAGGTCCCAACGTTTTGCACGTAGAAACTCAAAGTCATCATAATCACCAAGTGCAATCTGTGCTGAACGTCTAACGTTACCTGCAACTACAATACGTCCAATGATGTTCATGATGTCAAGACAATCAATTGATCTTACTCTTTTGCCAGCTCTAGCATTTAGTATAGTATTGATTTCTTCAATTCCCCATACTAAATCTTGTGGACCTGACGCTGTACCACCAAAACCTTTGATGGGAGAACCTTTTGATCTTATAAGATGACATGCATAAGTAAATCCTTCACCTGTAATGAAAGATGCTTCAAGAACGCGACGCATAAGTTCAACCCATCCTTCTCTTGAATCAGGTACAATGAAATCAGCATCATTTACATCTTTGCGTTCAATCTTTACTTTCTTTAATACTTTTGGAATTTGGTACACATGTTCACGTTGAATGTTAAAACCTACACCAGAACCTAGCATAAGCATTTCAAATGCCCAAGTAAATGGTCTGATAGGTTGATCACAAACAACAAAGGCACAGTTCTGCAATGATGGAAGTCCTAATCTGTCAACAGTTTTTGTACCTAACTGCCACAAGAATCTTCCTGCTACTGTACCTTTTAAATTTGTCATTGTGTAACGAAGTGCTTCTTCATCTTCAGAAGTAAAGCCAACGTTTAATTGAGTTCTACAAGACTCAATCACTCTTTCAATAGTTTCATGCCACTCTTCAGTTTTCCCATTTTTAGTAGGTCTAGAGTAGGTTCTTTTATAGGTAACGTAACCTACAGGCCCCCAAGGAATAATGGTGGGGGTAACATTTGTTTCTGTCATAATTTAAAAATTGAGGATTAATATTTTTTTTGTGAAGGGCAACAAATATCGTAATTTTTCATTTGTGTTGCACTATGGAATAAAACTTTTTTCACTTTATTTCAAAAGTTAAATATAATTCAGATATTTGTGGTATATTATATTGAGGACAGTGGAGTACAAACTAATTGAACATGAAGAAATTATTTGTACTCATTATTTTATTAGTGCTTACAAGCACATCTTGCGATCTTGCAAAGCGTTTCCAAAAACGCATTGATAAGTATTGCCCACTTTGTCCTACAAAAGATTCTACAGTAACAGTAATTGAGTATAGAGACAGCTTGATAAAAGTACCAGGTGATACTACAACAATTATAGACAGTCTGTACTGCGACTCATTAGGCAATGTTCTCTCAATAAGATTGTCAGAAAAAGAAGGTGAAATCACTAATCTAATTAACAAACTCAAGAACAACAAACTCACAACGACAGCCATTGTCAAGACACAATATGTGAATGTTCCAGGAGTAACAATAGTAAAAACACGCGACATTATAAAAACACTTCCTGCAAAACAGGTTAAGTATGTTCCATGGTGGATCAATTTCTTAGCTGTTCTTGGAGGAATTACTTTTGTTTTTATACTATTTTATATTATATACAAATTAACTCTTGGAAAATGGACACAACGTTTTTAACTATTTCTATTTTTGTGGCCAGTACAGTTTTAACAGTACTTGGATTCTTTCTCAGAACAGTCTATCTGGATGCACGAAAAGACATTGAACTCCTTATGGAAAATGATCACAAACGAACAGAAGAAATTGGCAAGCTTAAAGGAAAAATTGATCTTGTACAAGTTGAAAACCAATTAAAGTATCAAGCGATACAAGAGTTGACACAGCTAGAGATAAAAAATCTAGCTAAAAATGTTGCAGATTTGTCTACTGCAGTAAAAGAGTTAATAATGAACAGATAATTATATGAGCACACTTGACTTATCAAAAATCAAACAGGTTCCATTAAAAGAATCTCAGTACTTAAAAGAAGAAGTAAAGAAACTACAGATTGTGTTACATCACACTGCTGGTAATTCTTCTGCACCTGCAACAATTAAGATGTGGGACGCTGACGACAGAGGTCGTATAGCAACATGTATTGTAATTTCTGGTAAGGGTCTTTCAAAAGGCACGTTTGATGGTGAAATTTGTCAAGCATTTTCATCTAAGCATTGGGCTTATCATTTAGGCCTTAAACAAGATGTCTTTAGATCACTTGGTGTTCCTTATCGCTCACTTGATCCATTGTGTGTTGCAATTGAAATCTGCAACTGGGGACCATTGACAAACAAGAATGGCAAATACTTTAACTATGTAAATAGAGAAGTACCTGTTGATCAAGTTTGTGAGTTGTCTGTTCCATACAAAGGTCACAAATACTATCACGCATATACAGATGCACAAATTGAATCAGTACGTCAATTATTGATATACTGGAACAAAGTGCATGGCATTCCACTTGACTATAATGAAAAAGACATGTGGAATATTTCTGCAAATGCTCTTAAAGCTGTGCCAGGAGTATACACTCATAATTCTTACAGAAAAGATAAGAGTGATATTTCTCCACAACCAAAAATGATTGCAATGTTAAAATCCCTAAAATCATAACCATGAACAAATTACAAATCTTAGGTGTCGCAAGACACATTCTAACATTTCTAGGAGGTATTCTAGTTGTTAAAGGAGCTATTGATGAGTCAACAGTAAACGAAATTGTTGGTTCTTTAATCACACTAGCTGGTCTTATCTGGTCAGTTACTGATAAAAAACCAAAGAAAGATGGCAGCGAAGGGTAACTCTACAGCAGCCAAATTAGTGAAGAGACAAGAAGTATCTAGACCTGGAGTTCACGCTAAAACGAAAACATCCAGATCTAAAACTTCAAAAAATTATCGCAAGTGCTACAAAGGGCAAGGGCGATAAAAGATGCAACTATGCTTCGTGTTTAGTTGGTTTTTCTTCTTCTGTTCAAGAGTCCCTCACGAAAGTGGGGGATTTTTTATTTCAACCTATACACTTTACAAAACTTTGCAACTTCTTTAACAAGGTCATATAGTGAACCTTTATTACTGATTGTATAATCAAACTTGTAATCGTCAAGCGACGTCTCAGAAGCATGAGTACCTGTGTCCATACCTCTATCAATTCTAACTACAATACCACCAAGCTTTTTAATTGCGTCTGCCTCATTCTGAAACCTGACATCTGTAATTAACCATTTGCTTGATGCAGGATCAAAGTCAGAAAAGAGAGCATTGACCCATACATTCTCATGCAAGTTATTACGCAGTCCTTCAGTGCCAAGCTTTTGAAGAAACTCTCTCACAGACATCAAGTTGTTAAACTTGACATCTGCAAAAGGTGGAATGGCATTTAAAGGATTGTCTCTGACAGTTCCCCACTCTTCTCCAAGAAGACTTTTTTTAAATTCTTGACTTTCAAAGTTGACTTTTGGAATTCCAGTAAGGATTTCTGCAATCTGCTTTAACTTGTCAGCGTACTTTTTGACTTCCCAGTGCTTATCGCGCATCTCAAATGTTGCCATTACACGTGAGTCACTAACTACTCGTGCAACTTGTTCTTCATTTAGGTGACTTACTGCTTGCATTAATTGAATAATACCACCAACAGTGTCTTTGCCTGATCCAATCTTGCCAGAGATTCCAATGATCTGTGTTTTTAACAAGGTTTCTTTTCCTTTTCCCATTCTTTTTTACGTTTTTCTAGTGTATCTAATCCAATAGAGATATTGTATCTCAGTTTTAGATAGCGTTGTAATAACTCTAACTTGTTGATGTTTGTTTTTCTTATCATAACTATACAATAAGAAGCTTTAATGATGTCAAAAATCATAACGTGAGGTTTAAAAAGGATTATCCACTTCATCTGCATATTCAATTGCTTCTACAGCAATAACTTCATGTTCTAAATCAAGTATGTTTGAGAATACTTCATGCACTTTTGTCTGATGATCCATCCAATCAGATGGGTGTGCATCTTTTAGTGACAATGTAATGTGATTATACAAAGCCCATGCAGAGTCTGTATCAACTTTATAGTCAAATGTAGGCTTGTCTAACTCTTTTCGTACAGTGTTCAACTGCATTGTGTTTAAGATGTCTTTCTTAAAGAACAACTCACCAATAATATCATGTTGTACTGTACTAGATAATAGGATTCCTTTCATTTCGTTTTTGTGTTCTACCAATGACTTCCAATATTCATCTGCGTCATTGATAAAGTCTGAGATTTTACCCTCAGCTAAGATGTCAGCAGCTCCTTTGTGAACTCTTTTGTAAGCTCCAAATTTGCTGTTATTAAGCATCATACCATTCATACAAACTTTTACTAAGCCTCCTAGATTAAATCTGAAGGCAAACTGTTTGTTGTATGAGTTGGTAAAGTTTGCTGCAAGTTCAATATCTGGATCTGACTTGTAGTTCATTCTCAATGTACCAAGAGCAACTTGGCCATCGTTTGAACATCTGTAGTCTTCACCTGTGATAATAAACCCAGCATTTGTAATCTCACTTCTCACACGATTGATGACACTTGCATGTGATATTGGTGTATATGTTTCTGTTTTTTCTGGCAATGCTGTAGATAACATTTTACTATACGCGTTCATGCCATTTAATGTTCTTTTCATAACTCTAATTTTAATTGTTGAAATGCATTTGAGGGTATTACTTCAGCTTTTGATTCTATCTTCTTGATCTCATCATAGATCTTATCAAGATAATATTTCTCATTGATCTCATATTCATCCCAAGGTTTCATTTCTACCTTGTTAAATATGCTTTGAAGCATTGGACCACTCTCTAATTGTATCTGTCGTCCATCTGGATGACATTTAATCAACTTTGTTCCTTTTTTGGATACAAAGTACCTGACAAGTTTTTGAAGCTTTCTCTCAAAGAATTCTCCCTTGTCTACGCCACGCTCTACAAAATACCAATTACCTTTAATTTTGGCACCTGCGCAATAGTCAAAGATATCCCTGTTACTTTTTAAGTAATCTGCAGGATCAATTCCATTAACAAAGTACTGATACCATGCTTTTGGAACTATCAAATTGGATTTGTTTTTATGTAGTGGAAGTTCATCATACTCAAAACGTCCTTTACATTTGGTCTTGCCATCTTTGTAAATAGCAATGTAATTATTTACATCACCAATTATCATCTTTTTATATTCAACTGATTCTAGTTGAAGCTGTGTCATCTCTTCCCATTCTTTACAAATTGCAAAGAACAGTTCTTCGTCTTTCTCATCTATATCAAATTCAAGACCGTCTGTATTTTGCATCAAAGGTTGTGCGTTAGGAATTCTTGTGGAAATCATCTCATACAACATTGATAATAACAATTGGCCATTGACTGTAATTCTGAACGTCAGCTCTGGATCATATAGAAAAGAGTATTTACTCTTACTTAGGCCATATGTTGAGTTCAGTACAATCTTAAATAGATAGTTTAATGGATCAGACTTTGGATACTTTTTACGTTCTTCAAAGAACCATTCGTACAACTCACAAAAATCATGTTTGTTGATCTGTGCAGGAGACCACTTGTTTCTGATAGCAAGGTTTGGATAGTAACTTGTAACATCAACACTTAGTATTTTTCTTCCTGCAGCTGGTTCATAGATTCCAGGCTTTGCACAACCATGAATACCACCTAAAGCATAATCAGTCACAACACCTTTGTGTACCATTCTATGCTTTGGCCCTTTCTTCTTAAGATCTTCTTCTGAACCATCCAGAATTACTGTATCTACAACTAAGTTTTTAAACCAGTTGTGTACAGCATTAAACTCAGGAGTTTCAAACTTAACGTAAGGTAATATGACATCACGTATTGTTACATTGCTGCGATAAGTTCGCAGTTCTTTAATGACACGTTTGTCAATACCCAGTTTCTCAGAAAGAAAGTGAAGAAATATCTCCTTGGAAATCTTTGGTTCACTAGCTGAAAACAAATTGACATTGTAAGTTTCACTTAATTTTGCACGCAAATTGATCTGTGATGCCATTGTTTTATTACCTTTTGCGTCCTTCATGTTGAAGATTGCTTTGGTAGACCTGACATCATTAATACAATACTTTACAACTAAATCTAAAGTGTCTACATCATTTACTCTTTCATAGTGCGGATGTGGCATTTCTTCCACGTTATCCCAATTCATACTGAACTGAGTCCACTTTAAAGAGGTTCTTTTGGCATTACTGTCCCAGTGGTTGAGTTTATAAATGTCAACACAACGTATAGTCATCTTGAATTCTGGGTAATCCAGAAACTCACCACGGTCAGATTTGCCAATAACATATTGTGCATACTCATAAATTCTCTCAGCTAGATACTCACCATCATGTGATGGATCAAGAAACTCTTTCTTGTTTGCAAGTATAAACTCAGTAATTTGAGCATCAAACGCAATGTTATTGTAACCTAAATGCCAATCTTTTGCTTCTTTGCTTTCAATGAGAAACTTTACAAATGCTTTAATATCATTCTTATGTTTTCCAACAACAAAGATTTTCAGTGCAGTACCATTATAAGATTCAAACACAGCCACAAAACAGTTGACAATGGTTTCGTAGTCCATTACCCAGAATTCGCGACTCCTCATTCTACTTCTTTTTTGCAGTTGCTACTGCTTTTTTACCTTCTTCAGTAATTCCTAACTCAAATGCTTCATGAAGCGTATTGCTAAATACTTGTGCAGTTTCATTAACAGCAAACAAGTTTACAAAAGCAACAATGTCATTGATGTCTTCAATGTAATACTCATAGTATGAGTTCATGATAACACGTTGTTCTTGCCATCCTTGTTCTCCATTAGCACGCTTTGTAGGAATAATATCACCGCGATCATTAAGACGTGGCATCATCATTGGTTTTTCTTTGCTATCTTTTGATACAACAGCCAATACTTTTTGCTCTGGATCAAAGATTACTTCGTTAAAAGGACAATCAATTGTTGTTGGCAACATGCGAAATGTTTGTTTCTCATTCCACTTTGTTGCATAAATCATCATGTTTTTCATGTTATGTAAATTAAAAAGTTACTAATTAAGTTTCAATGTTTCTTTTTCCACATTGAATTTGTCACAAAGTTCTCCAACTTCTTGGAGTGCTACAACTTCTACCTCAAGTATCTCAGCGTATTGCTTGAAGTACTTTTTAGGAAAGATGTAAGATTCAACATATACCCATTCAGCAGTATGAATACCATAATAATCTGAAAGGTGTCTTTTAGCATTTTTTGAAAACTGAGAATACTTTCCAGTTAAAAATGTGTCATAGTCAAAAGCAACAGGGTTCATATCAAAGATATAAGCTATTCTATTGCCATCAAGTGGAACAATATAGTCCAACATTGAGTGTGTCATAAGTTTGTTTTTCTCAAAGTCTTCCCATTTGGAAGAGTCTTCTTTCTCATACACACATACAAGTTTTCTTTCAGAATTTGGAAATTCCTCTGGCCAATGCAAATATACCTGCACTGGCCGTGGATCTTTTGTTCTTTTAAAACCTAACAGTGGATACAAAAAGGTGTAAGACTTTTGAAAGTAAGTTCTATACAGGTCTTTTATCATATCTCTAATTCATTGTTGTTACTAATAAAACAATAAGGAAGCTCAAAATTTCTTTCATTGAAGTGGAAAGATGCTTCCTCAAGTAACTTGTCAGTTTTTTCTGTCCATTTAGACATTGTTTCATCACTAATCTTGATAGGCGCAATTTGCATGAAAGGGTCAGCCACAAGAAATCTAAATACAATAGAATAATCTTTGTATTTTTCTTGACTTGTGTAGACATGTTCAACAAGTTTCTTATACATTGCAGCTTGTATCCAGTAATTGAAATACTCAATACTGTCTGTGAACTGTGTAATTGTTTTACTTGTTTTCTTCAAGTCATTTACTCTGATTTCTTTTTTGGAATGGTCTATCACTAAGTTATCAATGATACCACGTAACCCAAATGGATAAGTGTCAGCAAACTTTACAAGAACAATCTCGTTGAATTTCTCAACAGGCGAGAATGAATCTGCAAAGAACCCCATTACATCCATCACTGTAGATGTTGAAGTTATTTTTTCTACAACTGCTTTACAAAAAGTGTAGGTATCGTCATCAATGACAGTGCGTCCTTCAGATTTTTTCATGTACTCCCAGTACTCGTCATGCTTTGAGTTAACCATCTTCTCAATTCTTTGTCCATCTGTTTTTAAGGACTGGTACAAGTTGATGTCTTTTAGTACATCAAGGATTGCTTCAGAAAAATCTTCAAGATTTTCTCTTTCGTCACCATGAGCCTTAAGCTCTTTGTAATGATTGAACACTGTGTGTAAAACAGAGCGTGGGTTATCGCTTGGCAAATCATTAACACTAATCACAAAATTGTCATCAAATGTTTCTGGATTTAATAGCAAGCAGTGTATCAATGATCCTTCAATCATATTTTTGTCATAACTATCTTCTTTTTGTCCTAGAACATAGTGCTTGTAAAAAGCAGATGGACTAAACGTTAGTTTGTTCAATCCAGAATAAGACATTAAAAAGTCTTTGTCAAAAAATTCTTGCTCCTTCTGTAGTTTTTCAGAACGAGTAACATCAGCTACAAATTTTCCCATAATAATAGTTTTGTTTTTGTTATTCCATATCACTTGGATAGTACTTACCTAGAATGTTACCATTGTAACTGTTGGCTGTTAGTACATCATTCTTAATTTGATGTGCAATCTCACAATAGCCCAGGTATTTTTTAGAGTAACATACTTCCAAGATCCATCTGTCATAATAGGATGGATCAGTCATTGCTATTTCCTCAAGCAATTCTTTACATGATCCATGGTATGACAACCAAGTTGATTCTTTTACAACGCGTTTAAACGTTTTTCTTGTCTTTGTCTCTGTTTTTTCTCTTACAGAAATCTTTGTTTTTCGCTCACTATAGAGACTTTTCTTTCCAATGTAGAATCTTCCAGTCTTTTTGTTTGTGATAACGTACACAAATCCAACTGCATCTTCATGATTTGGTAGATCTTGAATACAAGAGACTTCTTTTACTAACCCTGATGGGGTTGTTAATTTCCAATTGTTCATAAAATTGAGGCTTTCTACAAATTTACAGTTTTTTGTCAATGTATTTATCTATTGCAGCTTGTAATTTTGGATAAAAATCATGCAATGCTACGTCCTTACCATGAACTTTAATGATATCGCTGATATCTTTTTCTCGTGGAAGGTAGATAAATGGTAGCCCATAAGTTTCTTGATAATACTTCATAGAAGCAATGCCTGCAGTGTCGCTATCCATACAGACAACAACATGCTTATACTTCTTTTTGTACATTTCAATCTCTTCTTTTCTGAGCTTTGCACTTTCGCTTGATGGTGCAACACAGTCTATGGTCAAACCAAGACTTTTTATAGACATGATATCTTTTAAAGATGACGCAATTACTAGTGTTTTATGCTTTTGTAATTGATCAGAACCTTGTAGATATTTACCAAGTGTCAAGAACTTTTGTGTTTTACTTTTAGGATTATAAACCTTGTAAATAGAACCATCTGAATAGTATCCATAACAAGATTGACTTTCATAATCATAACTCTTTATTACCTGACCTGTATCTAAGTCAACTTGCATTAACGTATAAGATGCTAATGGTAATACGTTATATGACTGAAGAAGACTGCTTCCTATATTGTATTGTAACCAAAACTTAGCGTCACCATTTGTCCATGGTCTGACAACTTCGTTTTGTACAATCCACTTTAAACTTACAGATTGTACTGTAACCTTTTGATACTCTCCATCTTTGCAGAAAGTATAATAGTCATTTACTATTTTAACACAAGCATCTTTAAAATTTAGTTTAAAAAGTGCTTGTACAAGTGCAACACCTCCTCCAAATCTTCCTGATGAGTGACATTTGAAAACATATTTATTTTCATACTTGTCAACATAGAGAAACATGGATGGTGTTTTGTCATTCTCATTGAATATACTATTGATTCTAACAAGTTGACCTGTAAGAGTTTCTGGTAGATTCAAGTAGTATTTAAAAAGCCATGTGTCTGGCACAGCTTCTATTCCTTTTACGTATTGTCTACTTGAAAACATAATACAAAACTATAAAAAAAAGAAAGGGTGAGTCAAATACCCACCCCATTCTTTTATTCAACACTCTAAATGATTATCCAAATGGCAACTCTAGATCATCATTATTTTCTCCTGGTACAGGAAAATCGTCTGCCAGGCTATCTGTCATTGGTGCAGCTTTTGGCTCAAAGCTTTGAACTGGAACAGAGTCTTCTTTAGTCTCTGGAGTCTCTTCAACTTTTGCACGTACAATGTGTTCAGCCTCATTAAATTCAATAAAGTTTAATGGCTTTCTGTCATCATCTTCCATTGTTGAAAAAGGATAAAGGTTCTTACGAGGCTGTGCTTTTGGAAAGAACAATCTGTAATTTGGATTACTGTAACCCTCATTGAAATATTCTTTACCTGCAATAGTAAAGTAACCCCACAATTCTGGATCAATAAGATACTTGCGTACCTCTTGGATGTATTCCTCAATTGTGTCAGCTTCAACACCTTTCTCATTCATCTTTGCAAGAACACCCATTTGTTTTGCTACATTGTTAATCCAGTTGTACATTTGAGTATCTCTCTGAATTACTTTACCCTCATAGGTATATGTACTAAAAGGCCAGTCGCCAGATTTTACATTACCAATTTGACCTCTGTAGTTACCCAAACTTGGGTTGTTTTTATCAACAGCTAGACCTTCAAACTCATCACCTCTGTCAACACCTTCCACTTTCAATACAATGTGGTATGCCTCTTTATTGTAAGCAGGCATGTCAAGTGCTACATCAATTACTCTACAGTAATGTGTACCTGGGTTGATGATTTTTGAAGTTCCATTTCCACTTCCACTTTTTTCTTTAAAATCGCTAGACTTAAACATACTTTTTGTTTTTTAAAATTAATCAATATAAATTTTGTCCCAGTGTGTGATGATACTACCATCCTCTGCTGGCTCAGAGATAACAACTTCTTGATTTCTCAAGTGTTCTGGACGTGCCCCGCACGCAATTTCGTCAGTTGTCATAAAGCTCAAGATGTTCTTTTTACCTTTTCTGTAAATGTAACCAATAGCATCTGAGTTAGATGTTGTGATACGTTTCAGTTTACCTGTCAAATCCAAATCAAGCGAGTTAAACTCTGCTCCATTTTTCTCCAACAAAGTATCCTTGATGTGTCCAACAAAAATAACATGAGGTGCTAATGTCTTTACGTAGTTAAGAACTTTCTCAAACGCTTGACGTAACCATGGATAACCTGCACCATTTGGCATATTTAAAATACTACCATACTGTGCTTTTCCTTCAGTGAACCACTTCTTACCCATTAAGCTTTTAGAATATAATTCTTCAGCATAAGGAACACAAAGAGACTCAAGTGCAGTAATTGTATCAAGTGCAATATACTTATAAGGCTTTCCTGCCTCAATAATCATATTACCAATTGTTACAATGTCAGCTACATTTCTAGCTTTAAGCTTTAATGCATCTACGTAGTCACTACCTTCTTCCAAGTCAATGATAAGACAATTATCTAACTGTGCAAGAAGAGTTGTTTTTCCAACTTTTGGTTTACTAAAAATAACCATGTTTTTTGGACTCTTAACTTCAGCTTTTACTTTTTTTGTAGGTAGTACAAACCCACCTTTTACTTCTGGTTTTTCTGCTGCCATGCTATTGTTTGTTTAATTAAGTCGTTTAACCAGGCTTTGTTTGAAAGAGGTACGTTGTTATGCATGCAATATTTGTCACGCATAGTCATACCACTCAAGTGGCAATCCTCTTTCTCAGAAAACATACCATTGAAGTCTTCTTCATCTGATGCAATTTCTTTTGGAAATAATTCAGGTACAGCTACAATTTCAGCATATGCTGCAGTGCTTGGTGTAGAATTTACAAGTTCCAAGTCAGAAATCTTGATAGCATAAGTTGGTGTTTCCAAAGCTGTTGAGACTTCTACATACTTTGCAGGATTCAACTTCCAATTATCATTACTTACTAGTCTGTACAAAACTCTGTTCTTACGATCATAGTGTTCTTGATCCCAATCAAACATCTCAACATAAAAATCTTTACCTGATGATAATTCATTAGGCCAGAATCTTACGCATTCTAATCTTTCCTCTCCAAACTCTTTGCCCATGTAGCATAATTTGGCACCAAACTTTGGACTGGAGATGCCCATTGTTTTAAATAGTGGTAGCCAAAAAGGAAGATACTCTGCTGAGATCTCTCTGATGTGCTTCTTGGACTCTGTTGCTTTAAAGCTACTCATAGTCTAAATTTTAATTAATTTGTTACTTTTTTGAAAATGGTTCTTTCAACGGTTCATCTGCTTCTTCAACAGACATCTTTGCATAATCAGCTCTATACCATTGAATGCTGGTCTCTCCAAATCTATTTTTGAGAACATGCATCGCTAGTAAATACTTGTCAGAGGGAGTAATAATGTACTTCTGAGGCCCATACCTGGTTATGTTATACTTGGCTGGCCTATTGTACGCAATCATTACGTCCGCGCATTGTAAGAGATAGTCACTACCAAACACATCAGCCTCAGTTGGAAAGTTATCCAACTTACCTGGCTTTTGACGTTCAGCATTGTCAATGTCTCTATTTAACTGAGTCAAAATGATAAAAGTAACTGGGTACTTGTTCTTCATTTCAGTTAACATTGTTGCTAGATTTTGCAGAGTTATCTGCTTGTTGTTTTCTGATGCCGCTTGTTTCACCAAGAGCGTATGGTCAAGTGTCACGACCATTGGTTTTTTGAACTCACTGTAAAAACTTCTAATGGTATCAGCCATCTGACCTACGTTCATTGATCTATCAATTACGTATTCATTTCTACCACCTTGAGCTTTTACATAGCGTTCAAGTTTTTCATAATCCCCCTTAGATAAAGGAGGCATGCCGTCATCTTCTGCAGATTGCAGGTATCTAATGTTAAGATTGTTGGACGCAGATAATTCTCTGACACCCATATTTCTTCCTAACATCTCAAATTGAAAATGTAAGACCATAAATTCTTGGTCTTTATTTAGTTCTTGCAATGATCTTGCGAGCGTTGCAGCAACTAAAGTTTTACCAACACCTGGTCTAGCAGCAAGAACATACAAAGATTGCCACTCAATTCCATTTAACCCAATAGTGTTAAATCCTTCCCAAGAAGTTTTGAGTGACTTTATCTGTCGTCTTGCTCTTTTTGCTACATATTCAAGGCTTTCTTCTAAAATCTCACTGTACTTTCTCCAAGGTTTTGGAGCAGAAGATGGTACAGGAGATACTGATAAGACAGTCTCTGATGGTGCTTTGTACATACTCTAATAAAATATTTGATGAGCAAATATAGTCAAAAAAAATCACATCACCAAAGAATTTTGGTGGTTCCTTTCTTTTCTAACTGGTTGTTTACTTCATTGAAAACATTGTTACAATCCCATTCTTTTTCTTTTGCGTAAGCAGCAGATGCAGGATGACTTGCTCTCAATATAATCTGGTCATCATTTAGTGATTCCTCTAGTTCTTGAGCTTTTTTACCAAGAAACACCCATATATAAGGTTGATTGTTTTCTTTGGATCGTGCATTGAGCATATCAATGAGGTAATTTGTAAATGGTTCCCAAATGCTAAAGTGTTTTCCAATCTTTCCAACTTCAGTTGTTAGAGTTGTATTCAGCATAAGAACACCTTGGCGACTCCATTCTACAAGATCTGGATTCAAATCTTTAACATCAACCTTGTTGTTATAAACTGTTTTTGCAATAGCATTATGCATGTAGCGCAATGATGCTTCTTTCTTTCCTGTGTTTCCACAACTAAAAGAAATACCATCAGCTACTCCTAACTGTGGATATGGATCTTGTCCAACCACAATTACTTTTAACTTGTCAAGTGGACATTCTGTAAATGCCCTAAACACCATGCGTAATGGTGGTGTAAATCGTTTGTCATCTTCTACAAGGTCTTCTAATGTTCTAATGATTTTTACAAAATCTTCAGATACTAAAAAACCTTTAAGTAGATTGTGCCATCCATCTTCAGAATCTAAAGGTTTAAGCATTTTGTACATTTTGTTTGCGACCTCTTCAGGGTCTAACTTGTTGATTGAACTTTGCATAAATTTTTGTTACCTTTGAAAAAAATTAAAAACATACATCATGTCAGACGAAGTAGTAAAATCTTACTTACCATCTGGTGCAGAGGATCAAATGATTGATATCATCAAAGAAGACGCAATTTGCGACATCAAGATGAGCACTGGTTATTACAAAAGAATTCAACAAGCGATTGGATTTATTATTGAAAATAAATCTGTTCCTGTAATTCAAAATGCTCACAAATGCATTGCTGAAAAAAAAGTTACTGAACCATGGGTTTACCATTATGAAACTCTTTTGATTCTTTGTAAAGAATTTGAAAAAGATGCACGTGCAAATGGGCATATTGAACAAATGACAATTGCTGAAGCACGCGAAGCGATGTTAAAAGCTGAAGAAAAAGCTGCATCTGAAGAATCTAACTAATAAAGGTAGATACCTAAGTCATGTCCAAGTGCAATACATTCTTCTATTGCGTTGGACATTTCTTGTTTAGTGCAGATACTAAAGCTTTTAAATGATGCTGGAGTTGTTTCTGAGGCTGGTATATGTAAACCTGTTCTCTCCTTAATCAACAACTTAATTTCTTGAGTTGTATGACCAGTTGAATTTGATATTTCTCTGATAAGTGCATGCACTTTTGCTAGTTGCCCAGCTGTCTTGTCATCTCCATTGATAGCTGTGATATAAGCTTCAATTTCTTGGCCCTTTTTAGCCCCTGTAGCAAACAGTTTTAGTTTACCTGCATCTTCTTTAGACGCAGGCACTAAAGTTCCATCTGCAGCAATTATAATTTTAATTACTACGTTATGCATATGTCATTGGATCTGTGTAAACAATTTTCTCTGGATCTATATCTTTCAATGCTTCAGATACCCAATCCATATCTACAGTGTCAGCATAAGCAAGTATGTGAATAGTTGCTTTTTCTTTTGGGTTTAGTCTTAATAGACGCCCTATACGCTGACTGCTTTGTCTTTCATTGCTATATGAGTGCAATATAATTCCTGACTTTAAGTTTGGAATATTCACACCTTCATTTAGTTGTTGGACACAAGCAAGTTTTGTAATGTTTCCTGATTTGAACTGATATAAATTCTCTTCACTGTCTGGATTCTTACTGTGGTAACTATTCTCACAAACCCAGTCTGCTTGCTCAGTAGTATTACAAAACACAATGCATTTGTCATGAATCATATTCATTAATTCTTTTGCATATCGTTCCTTTGTAGGAAATGACATCAAAGCTTTCATGCGTAAGATTCTTTTCATTTGCAAATCTTTAGGACTCATCAGTCTTGACAACTGACTTGTCCAATATGCATATGCTTGCGTTTCACTGTTCATAAAGAAACCACCATCGCGTTTTTTAACACGCATAGTTTTTTCATTGTTTAGTGGCAAAACATGCACAATAATCTTATAGTCATTTAAGATTTCATCTCCAACAGCATCATTTGTGATGTAGGAATACACCATTGGACAGAAATTATTGACCATACGACCTTTCTCAGAAGTTTTATAACGTGGAGGCGTACCTGTAAGTCCTAAAATTCTTCCTGTATAAGTTGCAAGCCAATAGTCATGACTAAATTTTAGACTGTGACACTCATCAAGAATAACAGCATCATAGTCTTTTGTTGCTTTTGCAAGCGATCTATAAGTTGTAAACTCAATATGTGGTAACAAATGTGAAAGACCATGCTTTACAGCTTCGTCTTTCCAACTTTCGTACACAGATACTTTAGGAGCAACTACTAGATACTTTTTAAACATGCAACTTACATGAATATTATCAAGGTATTTTAATCCTATAAGTGTTTTACCAACACCCATTGAGATACCTAGACCAGCTTTACGCTTCCCCTCTATCGCTTTTAAAGCTTCTTCTTGGATTATTTCGCGGTTTTTCATACTTGTTATCTCTTTTTGGAGCTACTTTATAAAACTGAGTGTTTGTGTTTTCATCTTTTCTAAAACCTTTTTCCAATAATGGTTTTGTTTTATCCACCCAGTACACATGAAGTAGTACTCTGTTAAATAATCTTACAATTGCATTAGGTCTTTTTGTAGACCATAATAATAATCCTTTCTCATCAAATGCATCTTTTTTAGATGTCGCACCAATGATAAAATAGCCAATAAACTTTTTCATTTAAACTGATTTTGTTTGTGATAAACTCATTTCTCTTGCCTCTTTGGGATGTGTTTCAACCCACATGTGACAAGCCATGCACAAAGGTATCCATGTAGTTTTGTCTAAGTAATAAAGTCCTCTACCTTTTGTGTGGTGAACTGTTAGTTCTTGTTTGTATACATTTAAACACCCTGGTAATTTTGCTCTGCATGTAGCATTTTCTGGAAGTTCTAAAAACTCCTTACGCATCTTGCTGTATAGTACATCAAGAATATCTTTTTTGTCAGATTTTGGTTTGATTGGTCTTTTATTTGAAGGAGATTTAGTGACCTCTTTGGAATACCAGCAGTCTTTGCAGTATTTATTTCCTTCATGATTCTTCCATATAACCTTATCAAGGTTACAACTTGCGCATTTCTTTAGTTTAACTTGCATAATTTAATTTTAGCAAGCTTTCTTAAACTTCTATGTTGTCAATGTCAATAAAATCACTGTCAGTTAGTTTTTCAATAATAGAAATGTCAGTCAGATCTTCTGTTGTGTCTTCATACTCAAAGTCATCATCATCACTAACATTTGATGCAGGACCATAATACAAAACGCTTATAGCAAAAGGGTCTTCAACTTGTTGACTCCAATTTACTGACTCTAACCCATTCAGCTCTTCATCTGACATTCTTAAATATTGCTCTACTGACAACTCAATACACTTTCCATTCTTAAGTTGGAATAACATGTGCCTAGTGTTAAAATAAAGCACTAATTTAAAAACAAAAAAGTAAGAAAACTTTAGCAAATATAAGAAAAAAAAATATATTTTGTAATATATAGCTATGTTAAAACTGAGCAGTGTTATAGAAGTTTTTTACAAAGTCTTTTATGCTCATTTTGACATTATCAACACCACTTCCAAAACTACTTATGGCAATTGATTGCTTTACAGTATCAATGGTGATTAACAAATTTGTGTCAACATAAAGTTGTGTTCCAATACCAAATCCTGTATCTGAATCCCAAGAATCTAATGGTATCATTCTGCAGAAAAGAAGTCTTGTTAAATAGTCAGGATCATCCCATCTTTTGTTTAATGATAACGTATTGTGAACTGTTGATACTAAGGACTTTGCAGTTTTGCTTGTGTACAAATATACTCTTCCAAAAGGACTAATTACTTCTATTTGTGCACTGTTAAGGTTGATATCTTCCATTGAAGTTACGTTTATGTACAAAAAAACAACATTCTATCCATGTAAATTGAATAGTCAACTTGTACTTGTAAGGATATATAAGTGGCATCTTTTCAAAGAAGATACCAAATCCAAACTTTCTAAAGTAAAATACTATTTTTGAATAAAAATGTTTCATTTTCCTGTACTACCAAAACCACCCTCTCCTCTTTCAGTAGATGATAGTTCTTGCACTTCTATAATGTTAACTTTTGGAAGCTCTATGATCACAAGCTGACCAATTCTATCACCAACTTCATACACATCACCATTTTCAAGATATCTAAACTTAAACATGATTTCTCCTCTGTAACCTGAGTCAATTACACCAACAGAATTTGATAAATTCAATGTTGTTTTGCTTATTGAACTTCTTGGAAATATTAGACCAACATGACCTTCAGGAATCTCAAATGCTAAACCTGTTCCATATGTCACCATTGTGTTGTCTTTATTCCAATCTTCACTAATAGCTACTAAGTCTAATCCTGCATCACCTGGCTTTGCATATTGAGGGATAACTGCTTCATCTTGAAGCTTTTTGATTTTAAGTTCTATACTTTTCATAAAACAAATTTAAAAAATTTAATTAATTGTGTCAACTTTTGACGCAATAACATTATATTTGTACAAGCAATGTTTCTGATTTTGCTTGTTCATAATGAAATATTTGATGGTTACACATTAAAGGGGGACGTTAAAATCCCCCTTTTTTGTTTTAGTCAAATATGTAAGACACTGTGTTGTGAAATGGATCAAACTCCATTTGATTTGTCTTGTAGTAAACTCCTTCATTGAGTATTACTTTTGCATGCTCATCATGTGTGATGACTGCTCCTTTTGTACCAACCTCTAGTTTAATCTGTTGTCCATCTTCTGAGAGCTTTTTATACTCAAAGATAGCCATTGATTTCATAATGTGCTTTTGTGGTTCTCCTCCTGGAGTAAGCTGCAACGTTGATGTTCTTTCCATTGTTTCTGTCATGATGCTGAAATTAAAAGTGATTTGTACTGTGATGCGTCCAAATGATATGGTGTGCATTCTTTGCTATCTGGTGATGCTTTTGCAATAATTACGTCTCCTTGTCTGTGAATATACGAAGGATTTGTGATGTTGAGTTGCACAGTCCATGCAATTGCTTCTAAAGCATCTCCTTTTTCACCAATGTATTTTGGTACATAAATCCAATACTCACGTCCTGTAGTACTGCACCAACATCTTACTGCATATACAGTAGCGTTTTCTTGACGCCAAGAAGACGATTCTTCAGGAAAAAGTTTAGAACCTTGTATCTTGTAAAGTTCATACATATCTGTGATAGGCGTAGACATTATATTGTCTTTCTCGTCCCAAGATATTCCTTGCTTATCAAGAATTGTCTTGTGAATAAGTTCTGGTTCAAGTTCTGAGAACATTTCAGCAACACCAATTGCTTTAAAATACAATCTGCGTATCTCAACATTCTTAAGTGCAAATGCTTCTGTAGCAGTAATGTCTTCAATACTGTCCCACATTTGAAGCATGTAATCACCTAATTCATCCATTTGCTCATGTTTGGCAGGAGCAATTATTGCACTATGAAATTCAGGAAAGGACTTGTATGTCTTTTTCCAAATCTTTAATGCACTGTCATGGTCAACTTTCATACCTTCAACAAGGAATGCTAAGTCTTTTGGTTCAATACTAATTGTTTTCATCTTCCAACATTTCTAAAAGGTTAATATGCATTGATTTTTCTTCTACTAAATAGCCATAATACTCAAGCTCTTTAATTTTGAAAATGTAATCTTGATTTGCTTCATCTATTTCTGCGTTGTCTTTTTGAAAAACAACATGTTGCCATCCACCATTGATATCTTCTTTTATTGCAGCTTCAAGTTTTGCAACAGATTCATTTGCTATACCTTCTTCAAGAGATTCTAAATATGTAACCAACTCATTGCTGATAATACCATTTCTTGTGGTAACACCAATAGAAACACTACCACCATCTAAAATGTTGTCATACTCTACTTCAAGAGTGTCAAAATAGAATCTTTTTGGAACTCTAATTTCAATATAATCCTTTTCAGATAATGGCAATGTATTGTGTTCATCTTCAGAGTAGCTATCAATACCTACAAATTCCTTTGTTTCTGGATCATATATTGCTTCTCCATTAGCTGAAAACTCTCCTGCCCATGAACCATAGTCTAATTGTTCATACATTTGGTCTATTAACCATGTAGCTTCATCACAAGAAACCTGTGAACCATCTACTTCTAAGTATACCCAGCCAGAGTCTCCTCCACCTTCCCATCTTAGAACTACCTCGCATTCTTGTGCAACTTGTGCGTCACACCAATCAATTACTTTTTGAATATTCATGTCTTACTTTTTTGATGTTACATAATCTGATTTGTCTTTTGCGATATCTTGAAGAACTTTTCTTCCTTCGCCTGGTTTGTACATCCAACCAGTCATTGTCATGTTGTCAAGGTAATCCTTGATTGTAGGAATCCTTCCTAGGTCTTCCATACAATGTTGTTCGCCAATTGCTCTTACAGGTACTTTTTTACCATCAGAGTTTACAATGTATACACCAAACTCTTTCTCACACCAAAAGATACCTTCTGAGTGATGGCGTAATGCTCTATGACGCATATCTGGATAATGCATCTTTGTTTCGTCAAACCAATTGTGAATTGGTAAATAATCTTCTTCAACACCTCCCCATTTTTTAACAGAGGAAATGCTATGATGCAGTGGATGACTCATGATTTTCTTTTAAAGTGTAATCTAAATCTTCAAGTGTATATTTGTTCTCAAAGTGTTCTTTAAGAATCTTCTCACCTGCTTCTTGAGAAAGTTGTTCTCCATCATACCAGAATTCTATCTCTTGGTATGGCACTTTTGTCTTAAACAAAGTCGTGTAAGAATGCCTTACTTTATAGTCATTTGATTTTACAAAACAAAACAAAGGAACGCGATCATTGTCCATTGTTGTATTGACAAGCATTAACGTTTTGTTTTCAAGTCTTTCGTACAACTTGTCTAAATCTGTTTTTGAAGTGTATCTGCCATATGCCATGTAAGGGCACGCTTGTAAAGAATACTCACCACAACTTTTGTGTACTGGTAAGTCTGCAATTGCACCTCTCTTATGAAATACAGATGCAGGACCACCAATGAACCAACTATCATCTTTTAATTCTGTACCACAAACTGAACAACACTTTGCATAAACACAAAATGCTACCTTGTTATGATCATTGATTTTGAAATGATGAGTCTCACCTTCTTTTAAAACAATAAAGGGGACATATAGCCCCCTTTTATCTTTGTCACAATTTTCTTCAATTACTTTTGGTACAGGTATCTCTTTGAAATGCTTCATATCTGTTATAGAATTGATTTGTTTTTTCTAGAGTTCATTGCCTCTACGAATTCATCAACTTTAAAAGCTGAATAAGGCATAACCATGCCATTGCGATTGTAGTACTCAATTCGTTCTATCTTATGCGCTAAAGCTTGCTCTAAGGGCATATAATCTGAACGCCAATAATCTTTGTTGCGTACTTTTCTCCAGTCATCAAAACTAAAGTCAATAGTCAAATTTGCAAGAGTATCCTTTAAACGCTTACTCTGATACGTTTCCATCTGATGATGGTTCTTCTATCACGGTTTCTTCTACCACAGACTCTTCTGGTTGTGCAAGTTTTAAATCTTTGATAGCAAACTCAATTGCCATGTAAACAAGCTTTGCAACTGCACTCCATTTAGCAAATGATTTGTGTGAAAATCTACCAGAAAATACAAAACCACTCATTCTGTCCCCAGGTATAACTTCAAAACTATTAGCAGCTTCATCAACTTTCAATAAAACTGTTGCTGTTTCTACTTTACCCTCTGTTGTGGTATATTCTTCTGTGAACTTATAAGTTCTACTTGATGTTTCAATGTTCATCTTCTTCGTTTTGTTCTATGTTAAACTGATCACCTATTCTACGCAATGTATTGGCAAGGTGTTTAGCCAGGTTTCTGAGAGATTCAATCTCTAATGTGCTCAACCACTCATCTTGTTTAGTAGTTGGGCAATCTTCAAAGCATGTTGGTTCACGCTTATCTTCGTCGTCAAACTTGTGAAATATGTAGACACCACTTAAGCCTCTACGATTTACTTTTTCCATGCAGGTGATCTAAAAGGTTTTCTTTAATAATATCTTCAGCAATTTCTAATGCTGGTGGCTGTTGCTCAATCCAAATGATCTCAGTAACTTCTACCATATCATTTTCTAAATCACTTTCAACAGCTACTGTGAAATCAAAATCTCTTAGCTGTGCTTCGTCATCAGTTTCTGAAACATCAGAACTGTAAGTACCAGAGTAAAACTCAATTCTACCAAAAGGTTTTTGCTCAATTTTAAATCTTCCCATAATGTGTAAATAAAAAAGCACTTGCCTAGACAAATGCTTTAGTTAATAGTAATCAAAACTCTTAGTTCTTTTTAAGGTTTGGATTTTTTTGAAAATTAATGTAAGACTGAGCACCACGCAGTGTTTCGTAACACACTCTTGTTGGTGATTTCTTTGACATAACATACTCCCACTTTGTAAAAAAGAACAATACTGTTTTTTTATACTGTACGCAGTAGTACCCTGTTTGCTCATGAACAATTCTGTACTCCATAATTTAAACTTTTAAAGGTTACACTTAAACAATTTTGTGACAAATATACTAAATTGTTTTATATAACTGTTTTGCGTTTACACTTTGGAGAGCATCCTAAGTTGATAGAAAAACTAAAGTCTCTTTTCTCATACTCTTTCAGCTTTAAAGTTTTGTCATTCAGGTACTTATCTAAGATTTCATCAAACTTTTCTTGTTCCATTTCATGTTCAAGAAACTTGATATCTTTTCTACCTTCTGAGTTAACTTCTGCCTCTTCATAAAGTTTATCAAAATCTGCAGGTGGATCACACGCTGCATACATTTCTCTGTAGCAATCAAAAGCTGCTTTTGTCAATTGCTCTAATCTTTTTTTACCCATGATTAAAGTGGTGTTGATTTTAATGTCTCAAAAATTGCTTGCACTTCTGCAACAGCTTCTTCCTCATCTTCAATCTCATTCACTTTAAAAGCCATTACACCAAACATACACATCATTCCTGCAAGAAACCCTTTGCGCATTTCAGTGTACTGAAGGTCATCTTTAGGCATTGCACCTAGACCAATCGTTTCCATGAAGGTATCAAACTCTTCATCTGGATTTAATAGTTTACTACTCATACTTTTTCTGTTTTTAATTGTTCTTCATCTAAATAATATAAATCTGTTTTAAATGTTTTTTTTAAAACTCACTTTTATAAAATACTTTAAGGCATCCCAAAAAGATTTAGGAAAATAAATATTGTATAAGTAAATGGTTCTAGGAGCTACAATAAACCCTTTCTTTAGTTTTTGTGCATCTACGTGATGGTTATCTTTATAAATCCAACATAACCAATACTTTTTACTTTTTAATATTATTCTACCTTGTATAGGATACTTTTGAGCATCTTCTCTTTTTACACCTCTATAGTCATAAAATGTTCTCATACTTCTGTTATTAGTCTTTTGTTTTAATATGATTTACCTGTTTCTTTTTCATACTTCATTTGCCATTCAGATGCCTTTGCTAAATCAAAATGATGATTATAAAAATCTGTTGCCAGTAATAAAAGTGTTGAATCATACATTTCTTTTGTCACATACATTTTAGTCCAAATAGCTTCTATCTTTTCTAAACTTTTTCTAACATCATGACCTTCACTAATCCATTTTTCATATATGCCATAATTACCATGAAAATCTACAGGAAAAGTCATGATGAATGCATAAGGATCTTTATTATAATTAGTGTTTTCTTTTACAAAAATTGGTACTTCTTCAAGAGGTTTTTGCCAACCTAATTCTGTCATTATGAGATCAGTCTTAGGTGTATCATATACTTTTTGTATAAATGCATTTTCTTCCATTAGTCTTCTATTTTAGCATTATACAATTCTTCATGATATTCTTTCCACATTTCTGTAGGTACTCTATAGTACTCAGGATCATTTGGAATACTAACTTCACCTGAATCATAATAATTAAATGCAGGATGATAATCAGGATTTTCTTTAAACCAAAGAGCAGATGCTTTTTTAATTTTAGAATACCATTCTTCTTTTCTTTCTTGTGTCATCAGTCTTCAATTTTAGGTAACTCATTATCTTCTGCAACCATGTGAATAGCAAACCAAATTTGTTCCATTGTGGCTTCATTTGTCAAAGCTTTTTCTAGCACGTCTTGTGCGTCACTGTCGTCACAAATATAACGACTTTTTACGTCATCATTGTGCCATAGATTGTCTACAAAATAACCTGCATCGCGCAGTACTTGTTTTGCATGTTCAACCTTGTAATCATTTTGAAGCTCACCATTTTCAAATTGTGGCTCAAGGTACTGAAGAAGATACTTTGCGTAAGCAGTAAGCATTTGCTCACCTTGAAACTCAAAAGATTCTTGTCCAGTACCTTTAGTCAAAGTATACAGTGCTTTAAGCTCCTCATACAATTCTTTTGTAAAGTTCATTTTTTCTTTTATTGGTTAATAATGTTTTTTCTAGTCTTTCCCAGTGTCTTCTAACCTATTCTTAGTAGTCAACCTGTAGCACGGTTTTTAGTTACTCTCTGTTTTAGCACCCTCCTATGTAGGGTCAAGCTGAGAACTCATTCGCGTTGTAGCAGGTTTTAAATCTACTCTTATACAGTCCTTTCTCAAGAGACCAACACGTTCAACATTACTGCTGATATATTATTTATACTCCTCAATGTTTTGGAGACCAATCTATTCTTGGTAGTCAACAGCGTTTAAGACCCTTGTTCTGAAATGATGACGTGTTTACAGTAACCATAGTAATGTAAACAAAAATGTTTACAAACAACTACAGCGTGATGTATTAATCCTCAAGTACTCGCCCTTGTTCTTTGTCTGATATTCTTTAGTGTTTTAATTATAATTATTGTATATTCTTGTTGTAAGCTCACTTAAATATAACGTATGCCAAATTCAACAAACAAACGTGGTCGTCCAGCTTTACCTACAACTGAAATTATAAAAGAATACTTGTCAAAATTTCCAAATGCTCCAAGCAAAACTTTATCTGTAAAGATTTACAAAGAAAACTCAAAATACTTTACAAGTATTGACAAGGTTTATGATTTAGTAAGGTATTATAGAGGCCAAGCTGGTGCTTCTAAACGAAAAGCTCTTTCTCAAAAAACATATTTACAACCATTAAAAACTCATGTTATGACTAACTATGAAACAATGCCTCCATCTCTTACAGAGAAGCGAGGAACATTTACATTTCCAACTGCTTGTAAAAAGCTTGGTGTTATTGGTGATATACACTTACCATATCACGATGAAGATGCTGTTGAAACAGCGTGTGATAAAATGGAAGCTGAAAATATTGATAGTTTACTTATCAATGGTGATTTATTAGATTTCTATCAGTTATCATTTCATGAAAAGGATCCTAGAAAGGTTCATTTTAAAGAAGAGATTGAAGCTGGTAGACAGTTTCTTGCGTATTTAAGATCAAGATTCCCTGGAATTCCAATATATTACATACCTGGAAACCATGAAAACAGATTTGAAAGATACCTTAGAATTAAGGCATCAGAACTACTTGACGTAGATGAATTTAGATTAGATGTGCTTTTGCGTGTTGCAGAAAGCAGAGTAGAATACATCCCTTTTAGAACCAAACTAGTCTTTGGAGACTTCCTTATAGAACATGGTGATAAGATTCCTGGAGCAGGCGGTGTTGTACCTGCAAGAACTGCAATTATGAGATTGAAGACAAATTGTATCATCAATCACTTTCATAAAACATCTCAAAGTTCTCAGAGAGTATATGGTGCAGGTGAAAGTGTAAGCATTAGAGGTTACAGTTTAGGCTGTCTTTGTGAATTAGCTCCTGATTACATGGAGATTAATGAGTGGAACCATGGTTTTGCAATAATGACAAAACTTGACAACATGGTGTCTGTCAGTAACTATAAAATTGAAAATAACACTGTACTATAATGTTTTTACCAGTAAAGTTTTCTGACAAAGATGGTAAGTCTTACTTTGAGCATATAAACATAGCTCATATTACGCGACTTTCTTTTGTCAATATTATGAATCCTGATGCAGGAACCAAAATCCATTTAAGAACTGGAGAGGTATTAGTCACTCCAGTTCCTATGGATATTTTTCAAGGTGATGTTGAAGATTGTTTTAAATCGTCTACTGCTTTACTGATATACAGTGTAGTTGCTGAAAAGGCAAAGTACTTTATGCACGACGATGAAGACGCTCAAAATTCAGAATCAACTGAATAACGTCTTCTTTATTTTCAAGTACTATTGAAGGCCAGTCCCAGTTGTGTACTTGCCATTTGTTGTCAATTATTGTATCACTATCATTTGAGATAAGTGATAATCCTTCTGTTATATCAAGATTATAATAGTGATAGTCAAAACCATTGTCTGAGTCTTTACTTAAAATCTCAACTTTTGTAAATCCTAGTTCAATCAGTTCTTGTTCTGTCATAATATAGGTCTTTTGTAATTTGTCTTGCTAAATGCTTAGAACATTTGTACTTAATAATAATGTAAGTTTCAATTGTGCTTGAAGGCATTTCATCAAGATTCTTGTTTTCAGATCTTAATTCTTGAATGATCTGTTTTCTCATTATCTTACTCATTAGTCTATGTTTTTATAGACAATAGCAATTACAATAATGAAAATTATGTCAAGTAATTTCTTCATTTGCTTTAAGTTTTTTTTGATCAAAACGATATAATATCTCCTTTTTTATGAGTGCTATGTGCCAGTCTGCTCCACCATAGTCAAGTATAGCTTCTAAGTAATCATCATCCATATCGCATATCGCAATCCACGATAATGGCTTATCTCCATTTGGTCCTCTTGATCCTCTAGTAGCATATTCTCTTACAAGTTCAAAGTCATCATCATCATATACTGCAAAGATTTTGATTTTACTCATGTTCTTTGCACCATATCTAAGATAAGCTGTTCCCCCATCAACCATTGCTTCATTAGGACATGAACAAATTTTGTAATCATGTCTATGATAACTTACAATTGTCTCATTGCACTCTTGGCAAGTGACAGAATTATACACTAGCTGTTTCATAATTAAGGTTTTTCTTTTGGATAGTCACCATTCCACCACTCGTAATCTGAATTCTGAGTTCTAAAAAGAACATAATCCACATCATCATTGGTAATTTCTTCAAGAATCTCAAGTACAGGTGTTGTTAACCACCAGTCATCTCTTGAATAACTTCTTCCAGTAAGTGATCCTACAAGCATTGAGCACCCTATTGTTGGTCTATGACTTACAATCTCCTTAAGAGTTCTGTCTTCATTCCAAGCAATTGCTTCACTGCGAGGACCACTGTCACCCATTGAGTCTGATACTCTACGTAAATGAAATGCCATAATATTAACGTTTGTTTTTGCCATTCCAGGCGTTACCAATTGATATCATTCCTAGTGCAACAAAAAATGTTGTCCAAGGATAATCATAAATTGCTTCTAAAAACTCTCTCATACCTTGTCTTTTACAACTGGTACACAATCTTCTGGACCAGTACAACTACCGTCGCAGACACAAACATAATCAAATCTTTTGTTCATAGCTTTAAGTTTTATTTTTCCATTCTTTCCAGACATCAAAGTCTTTCAGTTTTTCCATTTGTTCTTCCATCCATTTAGCACCTGCTATCCAGTTATCTGTTTTGCATAAATTAGGGTCTGCAAGATTAGCAGCAGCTTCTTCAAGTGTTTCTTCTTCCATCTTATTCTGATTTAAATGTTTTACACATTGATTCAAAGCTATTGTTGTAGACAAATCTTCTCATCTTAGGAGTCATTGCCATAAATGTTGCCCAGCATCTTTTTCTTAACCAATCAGGTAACTGTTTACTGTACTTCATTTTATTCTGATTTAAATGTTATAGCTTGTTTTACCACTTTACCTAACATTGGCTTAACTATATTATACACCTTGTAAGATTCTTCTTCAGCCCAAGTAATAATTTCTTCTTCTTTATTTTCTGCTTCATAACTATGTTTCCATAAAGAATGATGCATCATCTCATGCATAATTAGTCCAAAAGTTTTTACTGGATCAGTACATCTAGAAAGATTAATGAATATAAATCTATCATCATTTTCAAGATACTCACCTGAAGCTTTAGGAATAAAATTACTCCATCCAGCTATATAAGCACTATCTTTTGTATTGGCATGTGCATCACATTCTGCGTAAGATAACCCATGCATGTTATCTACATTGAAATAATCAAATATATCACAAGGATTATAACTCAACAAGAGCATGTATCCATTTCTAAAAATTGTAATCATCATCTTATTCTAATTTAAGTGTTATTTACTTACAGGCTGAGGTGTACACACATGCCCATCACTCCATTTAATACCTGGAGGTGGTGTTGTTTCTGGTGAGCTATACTTAGTACCGCATTCACTACATACAAAATTATTCATATCACTTCTTTTTTTTGTCTGACGTTTTAAACTTCTCTGCACACTTGTTACAGAACCATACTACAATTTGCTGCATTTCAGAAACATCTTTTTCTACCTTACAATAATAGCAAATTCTTTTTGTTATTTTCTCCATTTTACTCTGATTTAGTTGATGTGTTGTACAAGTGTTCCAAGTACGCTTTTTTCTTTTCATTTGGTTCTTTAGACCAATCCTCAACTTTCTTCTGAGAATACTCTGTGCGAGTCTGTTTGACAACTACTTTTGGTATCTTATTTGTGACTTTAAAAGTAAAGTAGCAAACTGTTAAAATAACAATTACTACTGCAAAAATGTAGTTTAATCTTTTCATACACTAATTGTTAGTTTCTTCTGTTTTGTTATAGTTCTCTATCTTAACTACCTTATATCTATGACCATTCACTAAGGACTTGTAGTGCTTATTAGCGCAAATGATGCACATTGATATTGTTTTCTTTGGGCTTTTGAATGTAACTTTTACGTTACTTTTACCCCAACATTTACAGTTCATAATCCTTTACGAATGTTCCTGTACTTTTTGCCATTTTGTAACTCATCAATACTCAAAGGTTGATAGCCAATTAAATGTGCATCAACATTATAGTACTTGTCAAGAGTTGGTTTAGGTTCACTGCCTTCATCCAGGTACTTATTATTCACAACAACTTCCTCAAGTCTATTTACATGGTGAATGTGAGCATGGATATTTCCACGATAAAACTGTACCTCATTTGGGTGTATAGGTACATGTGTAATTATAAAACCTTTATAATCTACAGCACCTGCAACACCATCAACGTACATCATTAACTGTTTAACGTTCTGATGCTTGTCATGATTACCTAGTACTACAATCTTTCTTCCATTAAGTAGATCTAATTTGTAGTAATCATTTGGCTTTTCCATTGTGACATCTCCAACAATGTAAGTTGTGTCTCGCTTACTGACAACCTTGTTCCACTCTGCAATAAGATGAGCGTCATGCTCTTCAGCATTATCCCATTTTCTATACTTTCCAATATTGGTATGTCCAAAGTGTAGACACCCAATGAATCTTACAATACTCATTGTATCTATTTTAAAAAATTAGTAGTCATGACAGGATTCAAACCTGTGACCTGAACCTGATGTATTGCATGCCATGGTAGGCTATCCTTTACATTTTCAGAGGTTCCGCTCTATCAGCTGAGCTACATGACTTGAGGTTGAGAACCTCTGTGTTGTGAAAACATCATCCCCGTTATCACACGACCTTCATATCTCACATGAACAACACATTTGAAGGTTATTTCACTGCAACCTACAAGCGTTCCCTAACATCAGAGACCAATCTCACAAGTTTTAAATGGATGTGAGACCATATTATCTAATCTTGGCCATCATTGCCTTAAGCTCTGCAGCTGTCTTGACGTTGATGACTGTTAACCTGTTGACAGGTTTTGTAAATGACAAAGGTACTGTTGATACCATGTAATGCATGTTATGTTCAATATAAATCTCTTCTGGAGTAAAACCAAATACTGCATCTCCATTAGTTCCATATGAACCATCTTCTGCAGGACTAGGTAATATAGCAGAACCTGCTGAATAATCACCATTAGGATCATCTACTAATTGATCAGTATTAGTAAGCTGAGAATTTACAGAAGAAATCTTATTTACTTGATAGTAACCAATTGGATCTGAAACACCTTCTACAAATACATACATGTAAAAGGAAATTGTTCTATCATTCTGCAGCTTGAATCTCTTGATGAGATTATCACGCTCTAATGACCATGAAATCTTTGGAGCTGGTTGAATTGCGTTCAAATCTCTCTGATTGATTTCTGTTCTTGCTTGCTCATCTAATGCAGATGTGTTGTCTGCTTTAGTACGACCACATGATGTTACTACAAACATCAATAATAAAATTGCTAATAATTGTTTCATGTTTTTTAATTGTTACAGTTAAACTCCTGATTACTTAATTGATATGGTAGACTACTAGACTTCCATAAGCTACGTCCCCACATCTTTGATTTGGCATTGTACTCTTCAATCCATCTGTTGAGATTTGTTCTCAATGTAAGGATTCTTTGTGCTTTACTGAATTGCTCAAACATTACGTCTGTTTCAGGCACATCTTTCATGTTGCAGATATCAGTATTCAGTTTGCTACAAGTGTTGTAGATTTCCTGGAACTCTTCATAGTTCTGCACTGCTGTGTCAATACGAGTTGCTTCACGCATTTTGTGAACTATAAATCCACCAATTGACAATACTATGGATAAACCTATTACCCAATAGATGATTCTTTTTAAGAATCTTAAATCTTCTTTATCACTCATTTGTTTAAACTTTAAAAATTTAACTTATTGCGCAAGCATATACGTAAATGCTGCAGAACTACTTGTCATCTTAAACTCATGGGTTTCTTCCCCACAAGCTTCATCGTTTACTCTTATTTTTAAAAGAGAACTTGCCTTAAAATCATCAACAAAACTAGCATTGCTTATCATATCTGTGATTATGAATACAGTTTTGTGACTTTCACTGGTTAATCCTGTAAATGTGTATTTCTTGTAGACATTATTCACTAAGAATGCCATCTCCACAATTGGTTCCACATCACATGTGTATGTACCACTAACGTATAAAGCAATTTCACCTTCTACGTTTTCCAATTTTACAAAGACATTATTTTTCCTGTAAGTGGATGCACTGACGTCGCAATACGCAATTCTGTATGCATTATCAAGCCCATTGTCTACTGTCTTATAAATCCATTGGCTATAAGACATAAATGCTGTCATTAGCATTGTTGTTACTAAGAATAACTGTTTCATTTTTTTCTTCTTTTTGGTAATTTAACAGGTGGCTCAACAAATGGACTTACATCAGTTTCTGAAGTAAAAAGTCCTTCTTCAAGATGAGAATTGATATGATTTTCAAGAGACTCACCAATGTTTTTTAAGTAATTGATCATCATCATCCTTTGATCTGCTTTTATAGATATTTCTGACTTTAAGTCTTCAACTTTGTTTTCATCTATAACATCCAGTTCATTTTCAAACTTTAAACCTGCCTGTAAACTACTGATAATTAATTCATGACTTACTTGTTGCGTATGTAAAGTAACAATGCCATCTACAACATTACACTCACTAATCTTTATCTCTGTTGAAGGAGTGTACTCCACATGACCAATTAAAGATTCTATGTCAGGCATAGTGAGTCTTGTAGTGTCAAGCAGAGCTTTAAGCTTAGTAACACGATGTGTTACCTGATCACTTAACTCAGTATTACCAACGTTTTTGGTAATGTGAAAGGTCTTACGATTGTACAACTTAAAGAACAAAACCAAAAAACGACTAAGTTCAAAAGGATTTTCTTCAGTTTTTTCTTTTATGTCCTTTGCATAATAAAGGTCATCTAGTGTATTTAATTCCATATGCATAAAAATAATATAAACCCCAGAAGTTTAAACTCCCAGGGTTTAAAGTTACAACATTACACGCTCTTTTACAAGTTTGTCAATCTTCCGCGACATGTACCCTACCATTTCACGTGGTAAATCTTTGATGTTTGTCATCTTAATAAAGTGATCAAACATTTGAGAAGAAGGTACAGACTCTTCAATTGCAATCTGTATAATTTGGAAACCAAGATTTTGAGCCTTGCTTACCTTAGCACGTGTGTCATTAATTGCAGATTGACCACCATAGTCATATGCAGCAGGTTGACCATCAGACAAAACAAACAACAAACCTACGTCTTCTGTCTGTTTTCTGATACGCTTAGCAGTTGCAAGAATCGCGTCACCATCACGGTTGTTAGATCTTGCTGAAACTGTACCTAAAGCATGAGGTTCTGCGTGAAACTTAGGCTCACGATAGATTCTGATTTGAGTAGTACCATATCCACTTTCGTCTGCTGTATGACCATATATGTACAATTGCACATCACGCATACCTTTGAAGACTTCGTTGATAAAGATAGCAGCTTCACGTGCTTTCTGAATTTTACTTCCACACATTGAACCAGACTCATCAATAAGAACACCTACACAGATCTTATCAGTTTTTACTTGACCATAACGCTCATACACAGTTGGTACTCTTTGAACTGCCTCAGCAATCTTATTAGTATCCAATCTACCTGAACGCATAGACTTCATAGCAAACTGATAGTCCTTGCTTTTTCGTGCAAACAATTTCTGTAACACTGCAGCTTTGGTTGTGTCAATATTCTTCACACAACGTTGATAAGATGCTTTGTCAGAGTTAGCTTTGATAAAATTAACAGTTCCATCGCTTGCAGAACCTTCAGATTCATAGTCTATGTGCTTTCTAGCCATTGGCTCTTCTGTCATGTCTTCAACAAAATCCTCAAATGCTGCCATTTCAGCTTCATCACCTTCATCTGCATCGTCTTTACCAAAAGAGTCTTCCATTAAGTCTTTTGCAAAGTCATTGACTTCACTTTTACTCATGCCTGGCGCACCTGAACCAGGTGATTTTGATTCGTCTTCTCCTTCTCCACCATCGTCATCATCTTCACCACCTTCGCCACCACCAGGTGGTTCTTCTTCTTCTTCTACATACTTGTAGACAATGTTTGCAAGACTTGTAGCCATTGACATACAATCGTCACTTGTACCAGGTATACCACCATGCTTCTTAAGAAGTCTTTCAATCTGCTTAAGTGGTGCAGCGAACTCTTCAAGTTCTTCTTCAGTCACATTTGCAGGATATCTCAACATTCTTGTCAGAAGGTCTAGAAGTCTTTTTTGTGGCTTTTCATGCTCACCTAAAGGCTCATAGTTTTTATCATACAAATGGTCTTTGTATTTCTGCACAAATTTCAAGTAACCAGGTAATCTGTTTGAAAGCTTTTTGTCAATACGCTCAGTATTCAAGACACTAAACATGTAGTCTTTCAAAGAGAAGTGTTTTCTTGAAGTATCTCTGCAGGTGATAGATTTACCATATTCGCTTGTAGTCTGCATTGATGCAAGTGCAGCGTTTTGTATAGCAGCACCATAAAATGCATCAAGAATATCAGGATCTGGTTCACGATACTTACCTTCCTCATCCTTTAACATATGAACAGGAATCTGCAACTGAGTGTTTTTCTTTGGGTCTCCTGCCTTGTATTCAAAGGTTTTTGGAACTCCAATCACTCTAAACATAGAGCCAATCATCTTTGCAGATACTTGTAAACTGTCTGTGGACTTTGTAAAGAAAGAAGAGTAATTACTTCTTCCACTATCCCAGTTAAAGAATCTGTTAGTGTTGTCCTTGTAAGTGTAGGATTCTTCTTGTCTTCTGCCAAACCAATCTTTGGCGTAGTTATTTTTGCTCATAAAATTGAGTTAATGATTAATACTAATAGAAAAGAGAGAGTATCACAGATGACACTCTCTCAGTATTCTACATTGCTGATCCTACTACAGCATGCTAAAACGCAGATACAATAGAAAGTACCTTGCTACGCTCAGACACGCCAATACCATCTTCAAATAGAGGCATAATAGTAGACAACAATGCTTTGTCTACATCAAACCCATCAGCAACTAAGCTAGCTGCTTGAAGTGTGTGACGAACTGAAATCGCAGAAGATAATTCCTGCTCTTTGTACTGCTTACGTATTTCATTGGAAACACGCACAATTGCAGTTGCAGCTTTTTCCTCAACACCTGTACGAAGCATGATGATTTTAATCTCATCTTCTTGTTGAGGATAGTCAAGCTCAATAGGAAAGAAACGGTCAAGCAATGCTCTATCTATTGCCTGTGTACCAGAGTACTCAGAACCAATATTAGCAGTTGCAAAGAACACAGTGTTTTCATTCACTTGAACAGTTCTTTCACCTTCATCGCAAGCGATATCAACAGGCAAATAACGTCTTTTGTCCAAACATGGAAATAAAATGTTATTTGCTGCAAGTGGTGAACGATTAAGCTCATCTAACAACACAATTCCTCCAGACTTGATATGTCCTACAAAAGGAGCATAATCAAACGCTGAATGACCTTCTTTGTTGATACGGTGTACACCTAACAAAGCAGATTGAGCATCTTGCACAGTACCCATATCCTGAGTGTGCAAATCTTTACCCATTGCTTTTGCTAAGTGAACCAAGATTTCTGTTTTACCAGAACCTGTAGGTCCTACCAACAAAGTATTCTCTCCACGCAATACATTACGCACCATCAAGAACCAGATGTCTGGATCAATGTGGAATCCACAATCCTCACGTTTTGGTACTGGATAATGCGCAGCAATTGTACGCTTTAAGTTTGTTCCTGAAGGAATCTCTCCTTCTTCAACTGGCTTAGGTGATACCTTAGCATCCCAGTCAAATTTGTAGCCAAATGATGCAAACTGATTTGCCATGTCTTTGACATAATCTACATCATAATCTCCACAGTCTAACATATAGTCAACTGCAAAGTCACATACCTCTTGAATCTTTGCTTCACCCAATGCAGAGATTGGAAACGCAGATTTTTCAAAGAACATTGCGGTAACATGTTCTTTCATTACGTGCAAATGGTCGTCTTCAGGGAAGTCATACTCATCTGCTATGAAAATGGTTCCAAGTGGAAACTTTGCAAACTCAGCAATAGGACCTGTAATTTTCAAGTCTTCTAAACTACGCGTTAGTTTCTTTTCAAATGCTTGACCTTTTAAAGTCTTAATTTGGTAACTTGTACCTTCAATAATTGATTGCAATAGGATCATCTGTTTTACTTTTAAAACGTTAATAAATTCATCGCAGTACTTGACTGCATCTTGTCAAAAAACTCTTATGAGTTCTTAATGGTCATAAAAAAAGGTGATTTTAAAAACCACCTTTGAAATCATTTAAGTTAAAGTCAGGACTTTCGTCTGAACCTCCTCCTTTTCGCCTCTTGTACTCTTTCATTTCTTGAATGATAGCATCTAAAGCAGGTTTGTCCATTCTTTCCATGGCAGCTTTTGCTCTTCTTTGAATATCTTCAAGAAATGGAAGGTCATCATGTGAAAATCCATCAAGAGCTTTTTCAAGATCATTCACAACATCCATTGGAGTACGAGTACTATTTTCTTCTCTAACAGAAGTTTGACTCATTTCACGATTTTGAATCTGTTCTAACTGCTCATAAGCTGTTTGTCTTGCTTCTTCAAGTTTCTCAGAAAGAAGATCAATCATCCCTATGCTCATGATAGGACTTCCTTTAACTTTAGTCACAATACCTATAGGCATTCCTTCATCAGAAACCTCTATACCAATGATGATATGTTGGCCATATGATTCTTCTTTGCTTTCAACAAGATTTTTTAAGTCTAAGATTATACTTTTCATCTTTTTCTTTTTAGAATATTATTTTACTTCTTCAGCCAACTTCTTTAGTTCTGGGCTGCACTCTTCAATCAATTCAACAATTGGTTTTAACTTGTTTACAACAGAGTTAACCAACTCAAAGTACTGAGAGTCTTTGAATTTCTGAACATGATCTTCAGGAATGCTAATGATAGCAACACCATTGCCAAATGGAGTGTCTACACTTTTTGACATTACCTTTTTGTCAAGGTTCTCATTCAAGCTCTTTAAATACTTGTCAAAACGATAAAAAACAAGGATGATCTCCTCGTTTGATAGACCTTTCATGTCTATTACTTTGTTCTCTTCACTCATGGTAATTGAATTTCAGTGCTGATTTGTAAAAAATTCTTTGGTAACAACTTGCGATTGATGAACTCATCTATCACATCTTTTGTTGACACTCCTAAATTACGCAACGTTGCAGACTTAGGCAAATCTAAATACCATTCATAATCTTTTTGACCAATATTGGTTCCAAAGATTGCGTTGATAATCTTAGTTTCACCTACAAAAAGCTTCTTTGCCTTAAGGACATGAAGATATTGCTTAGCTTTATTGTAATCAGATACAATTCTACTAAGTGTAGAAGGAGAAAAAGAAGCAATCTGCTCAGGAGCATATTCTTTTAAACCATACATCAAGCGTCTAAACATTTGTCTCTGAACCATGTTTAAGTGAATCTTTTCCACTTGTTCTTGTGTTCTTTTGACACTGTTTGATCTTGTAATCTTGTTTTGCGCAAGTTTGTCATACCTGATCATTTGAGCTTTACCGTTCAAATCATAGGTAACAATACCCTGCGCTGTGGCTGTAATGGATGCAAATTTCTGCATAGTTAAAAATTAAAAAGTGAATACTTCAGCGTGCTTTACGCTATTTTAGTCATTTCCTCTCCCATAGAGGTGTTTCAAGATCCCATAAATGAGATGCAAGTCTGATCGTGATAACTGTTACAAAGGTCAGAGGCCCAAGTAATGTGTGTAGAAGATCTCCAATATCATATTTTCCAACTTCTACTGCATGTTGTATAATAATTGTTGTGTTTACAACATACAAAAACATAATGATAAAGATGACTGCTAACATGTTTTACAAATTTAAAATGGTAAATTCTCTTCTTTTTCTTGTTCTAAAGCGTGTCCAGAACATGGCGGTACTTTGTTTACAGGTAGCGTAGCTTCTCTGTTCATTTCATCTTCCATTTCTTTTTCATAAAGTTCCTGCCATTTAGCTTGTTCAGCCCAATAAGCATCATCTTCATGATCTTGTCCATGGTTTGGATCTTCTTCCAACATTTCCATGAACAATTCTTTCATTCGTCCCATACTTAACAGTTTTGGCGTTGATAATCCCTAATTTTCTTCAACAGTTCTTCATTAAAATTTGTAAAAAAACTTGTTGACATCAATGTTGTACCTACAATAGCTCTTTCTTCGCCTAAATAAGGCATGCTTGTAGCACCTACAGGTATTGGTCTTTCTACACCATCATCATCAACGTAAGTAATATCTGCTTTAAGGTTAAATCCTATGACAGATGTGATTACACTATTAAAATTTCTATTGTAAGACATGATCAATAATTTAAGTTAATACTACTTTGATTTTACGTATGCCCAAACAAGCAAGAGTATTGCAGCAATAATGAATCCATACAACATGTACTTTAAAGGTCGCAACATGCGTTCTTCTTGTTGAATATTGTCTACAATTGATTCAAGATGTGCAATTCTTAGCTCTAGTTCATCACGTCTCATACGATACCAAGTTTCATTTGGCTCATAAGTGTGTAAATCTTCAATTTCAAGTTGACATTTTGCAATCTCTGCATTTAGTCCATCTAATCGTTTGCTCATTTTCTTTAGTTTTAAGTTTGTGCTGTGTTGCCATGTAAAGGTGAGTGAATGTCATCAAACACTCACCTCATTCAAGGCCATCTACAACCACATAGAATATTAATTCTCTTTCTCCTCTTGCAAAAATCTGTGTTCAATCATACGCAATAACAAATTCATATGATAAATAAAATCTTCCATTGTAAGATCACCAGTTAACTCAATACCTTTTCTAAATGCATCTTTCATTCCTTGCACTGTTTCATACAAAAACTTAAACACATCATCGTGTTCTTTTGCAAGCTTATCAAACTTATCAATCCAGTACTCATCATTTTGATTTCTTGAACTGATAATCTCAAGAAGTTCTGAATAAGCTGTTTGTGTATCAGCAATCATGTTCTTGCAATTGACTATTTCTTGACTTTTCTTAACAAGTTCGTCTTGTAGCATTTTAATGTGTTGCTTATCACTTACAAGTTTTTTATCCTTGCTTACGCTTTGTTCTTTTCTTGGTCTTCCCATTTTCTTTAATGTTAGGTTTACGATTTGGTTCTACAAGTGTTCCTTCAACTACAACTCTATAAAAATTGTCAGTTGTCTCAACACACACTGTACATGTTGAGACATCAGTAGATATGCATACTTTGCAAATACTTTCCATATTAGTAAGCATCTTGTTCAGTTCCTAAACTAATCCAGTCTTCATCTCCTAAAATCCATACTTCACCAATGTATCCATCAGGACGCAAAACGTAAATTGTGGTAGGAAATTCTAGTACTATATAGCTATCAGCACGTTTGACAATGCTACCAAGCTTCTCATTTGAAAGCTTGATAACGTTTTTTACAAAACGCTTTTCATCTCTTGTTAAGTCTTTTTGGCTATTTGCCTTGGACACACCTAACAGGACCAATAACATCATGATAATCTTCATATGTCGTAATTATTTGAATCAACAAACACACCACTTAGATGGTAAGTGTTATCTTGTAAAAGCTCACCATGAACTCTTTGTCCAGGTGAATAGTCATCAAGTTTGATGGTGATAAGTTCATTTGCTATAGTATGTTGTACTTTAGAAATTCTCTCGTTAACGCTGAGATCATCAGCTGACATGTTGTAAATCTGTCTTGTGACAGTCCAGTTGTCATCTTTATCCTTAGACAAAAACGCAAACATCTCAATACTAGAATTTTTGAACGTGTTTATAACGTCATTTAGTTTGTTTTCATCCATAGGAATTAGGTTTTTGAATTGTATAAATATCTGCAACAACATGCAACACCCCTGAAGCATGTCATTACAGATAAAAAATGAGCTACTTTAGCTCAGAACATCAAGTGAAAAAAAAAGGAGCCTTGTGGTTATCCAAGCTCCAGCCAACCTTTTTAGTAGGATTTTTTTAAAAGAGGACTGCTTACTGAGCTAGTTTCCATTTAGCCTTAGCAACTTTTAACTCTTCCTTCTCAACTTCAGTCTTTGAGAACACAGTAAAATCAATAGCAATCTTGTGCTTATTGATTAACGTGTGTAACTCTTGACGAAGTGCATTGGCAGAGTTACCTGCTTCAGCTTTAGGAACCAACTTCACAGAGACTCTCGTCGCAAAGTTTATGTTCTTCATCGCTTTATATAAAAAATTGTGTAAATACATTTCTGACAGTAAAGATAAAAAAAAGAGGTGTATTTCAACCTCTTTCTCTACTTCCTACGGTATGACAAAGCTCTACTGAGCTGTTGTTTCATGTGGTTTTAATGCAGTAATTTGATCAACTAGATCATTCACTGCTTTTTCTGACAAGTAACCAATAACATCGTTAGTGATTTCTGTGTCATAACAAATCTCCCAATCTGTGTCGTTACTGTACTTAAGCACAGCTAACTCCCACTTTCCTTGCTTACCACCATATGAGAATTGGTGTTGGACAATAGATGCTCCATATCCATTGTCAGCTTTGTAAAGGTACTGAATACCTGCATTTCTTTCTGTTGACTTAAAAGTCTTAAAATCTGTTGCCATGTTGGTTGTTTTTAAATGATTTGTCCCCTCTGCACTCAGCATGACGTAACTAGGTTCGTCTTAATGGTCTCCGCTGTCCAAATACTGCTCACCCTTGGGAAGTGAGTTGTGGTGCATTAAACAAGTCACCAAGTGAATGAAACATATAGATAAAGCTAAAATCAAATACAAAAATAAAGACCTTTCTCTCTGCAAGGGCAAAAGCAAAAACTCAGACTTAGTTTGAACATCCAATTGTACACGCATGTACGTAACCTGTATGTCATGTCCTAAGACCTAAAAGAGTTTGAGAGAAAGCGGTGTGGCCAATGGCCTTTCTGTATATAGTTAGTAAACTATGTTGCTATATCTTTTAAAAATTTCATTCACCTGGCGTAAAGAACAAAGGAATCAGCTTGTGCCTATCCTTTGTTCACCCAGTAGGTAGTCCTAAGACTCCAAAAACATGTCAATGACACTTTGGAATCTAGGATCAACACTGATTCTCAGTGCTGCAGTCTCTTTTGTGAGAGTTTCGCGTTCAACTTCTGCTTCTTGTTGAGCAGCTCTACGTGCAGATGTCCATGCAGTATAAGCATTGTGATACTCAGAATTGTACTGAGATTCCACTTTGTTATACTCATTGAGCATCTCCGCATTAGCTCTAGCAATGCGTGCATTCTCCATAGTCACAAGGTTCTTAACCTTAGCTTTGAAGTAATTCACTCTTTGCTCATACTCACGATGAAGCTTTGCCAACTCCTCATGCTTAGAATTAAGCTGAGCAGGAGTGTGATGTTTCACTACTTTGACAGGAGTCTTTTCTCCGTCTTTAATAGTAATCCACTCCAAAGAGGCAATCTTAGTGATCTGATCACGTAAGACAGAAAGAATTCCACGCTTGTGGATGAACTGACCAATGTGGGAAGCATAAGCTTCTTGCTCTAAGTACTCGTTGTACTCAGCATCAGACAGTTGTTTCCAACCCCAATCCTCATCAACAGGATTAAGCGTAGTTATCTCATCAACTTCTACTCTTATAGGAGCAGGAATGTCATAGACATAACGCATATTCCTAATAGAAGTCAATTCACTATCCTTCGCTTTTAATGCTTCCATTAAAAACGCTTGAGTAGCGTGTAACTTTGCTTTCTCCATGAGCAACTCATTCACATCAGCAGGAAGAGGCATTCCTTCTTGCTGCTCGTAAGATTCACCTGCAATGGTGATAGACTTACTCACGTTGTTCACTGAATCCAGTTGATCAGCAATGTTTTGTGCTCTCTGATTGCATAGGTTGCTAATAGATTGCGCTTGGGACATGCTTAAACCCTTTGTAGACAAGTTTCTCATAGTTCAGTTTTTAGAGATTTATAATTTGATTGAAAAAATTCATTTTGACGACTTGCCTGTGCTAGGAACACAGGACTTTGGGTTAAATAAGATATGCAATCTTGCAAAAACAAGATTTAAGTAATAGACAAATGTGATACAGTTTCCTACACTGCATTTAGACCGCTGAGTCTTCATTTGAATTAAACTGGATTCCACTCCAGTCAGCTAACATTCTCCCAAGTGGAATCTTTGTGGAAGAGAATGGATAATGGCATACCACATATTACTGCTGCGGTCAACAGGTTCACACTGCCAGATTGCTCTCGTGTATAACACTGCCTAGTTTAAACTAAACTCACATAGCTTTATCAAAACACTATATGTAAAATACCTGATTTTAAAGTCTGCACTAACTTTGGATTATATCACTGCAAATGATAAATAGCACTGTAAATCTCTTTGCAGGAGAAATACAGAACCCAATAGTAGCCCCACAGGTTTGTCACTGTTTGCTAACAGTAATGATGGTTAGGTTCTCACCCTAACCTTATCCCCCATTCTGCTATGTTTCAAGACAGACCCAGGGATTGTTCATTATGTACTCAGTTGAACTCTGGCCAGTAACTTACTGGATATTTGCCTGGTTAAAGAAAAGGCAACAATACTTCAAAGAAAAAACAGCTTATGATTCTAAAGGATCAAGAAGCCATTGGAAATCTTTCATTCTTTCTTCTGTAGAAATATAAGGCTCCTTGTAAAAAGCCTCAGACTCTAGTTCAGGATAACCATCTACTTTACGCATAGACACAAAGTGATAGTACTCAAACTTACCTACTCTATGTTTGTACATATGCCCATAGTAAGAAAGCTCATTTTGCTCTACTTTGGCAGAGTCATCTTCTACATCTATAAGAGACGTAAGAGAAGAATAATACTCATCTTTACCAATAGGAAGAACTAGTTCCATGTAGGTAAGTTCTAAGTGTGCTAACATCTGTGCTTTTGTCATTGTCTTGAGTGTTTATGTTGTGTATAGCTATCTACTGCACAACTAGGTTGTCAAAAAACTGGTGAAGATTGTTGTCAAAGAAATGTGGTGATGGTGAATGACCACCACCACTCACACTCTCTAAACAACTAAAACTCAAGTGATTACTCACCTGCAGGGAAGGATGCAACACCAGAAGCAAGCTTACTAGTTGCAACTTCACTCTGATTGTCGTGAGCCACAGACAAATCGTGCATACGATCAGCTGCATCCCACTTAACAAAGCGTAGAATACGTTCACCACCTGATGTTAAAGCAACACCGTCAGCACCAGCAGTTTTTACATAAGGCTCAATTGCCTCTTCAAAACTAACATCACTGCGAAGGTATTCTTTCGCTACATCAGCAGGTACTTGAGATTCTAGGTACTCAAGTGTAACCAATTTACCTGGTAAAGACAAACCTTTTGCACTTGCAACAAATGCATTAAGCGTATCAGTCTTACCACGTAATAGTGTTGTACGCTTTACTTCGCGAATCCATCCACCATTCTGTACAATAGCACTTTGCTCCAATTGCACATACGCAAAATCACCGTTGTTTTGGTACGGTGTAACCACATTGCCAGTCTTTCCTGGCACAATTCTAACATTACTCATACATCAAGAGTTATTAAATTAATACTGTATGCCTTGGGGGGTGTCGTATTGGACAAGACAACAGCAAGAAAAAAGTTGTCTCCACGCTGTGTAGCATCTTGACTCACTCTCTGAGAATCAAGCATTTAGGTTTTGCTGTTTGTATGCTGTTTGTATGCACCTCTTTACTCAACCCCTGCGCAAAAACTGCATTTACGCACAATGCGTGTCGTATGCCAAAGGGTGATGTCGTCTCTGCTCTCAACCTCCATGGAAAAAACTGCACTGACAGTGTGTACCGTCAATGCAATTTTCCATGCAGCTTCTATGCAAGATCACTTACGCTCGTCATCAGCTATGTGAATAGAGCATGTCACAGCGAAGACCACCAGCACAACTTGGATGATCCACCCAAATGCACTGTACTCCTCAAACTTAAATGCAGATCCCAGAGTCATCATGCCCTCTAGGAATATGAGTACTAGCAATCCTATGCTGATACACATTGTGTAATAGACTACATCTTTCATTTGCCATAGTTTTTAATCTTGACACTGACAGTGATAGTCAAATCACAATCATCCACGTCTGCAAACTTGCTTCTACATAGTAGTACAAAGTCACGTGGATGTTCTCTGTGATGTGGGTTAATAACCCAGCACACATTCAGATCCAGGTGTAAGCCTGAAACTGTGGAGGCAAGTGGTATGATAAATCTTCTACCAACCACGTTATCTCCAATGGCATATCTAATGCCATCAACCCCATTGTATACCTTCATTTTAGGTATACGTTTATCTTTCATGAACTCTTTAAGGGGTTGAGAGTCCACGAATGTAAAATTGTAATTACACATAGCAATTTGTTTTAAAAGTGAAAGAGCGTGTTACTAGATTTCACACGCTCTGATTACCAATGATGGCCCCTTAGAAAGGAGCTTTATCATCAGTAGCAACTACTGCACCTTTCTTAGATGCAGCAACCTCAGCAACATTATCATGTTGAAGGATTTGGTCTTGTTGCTCTCCAGTTGGATCCCAGTTGGAGAATTTCAAGATACGCTTACCATCAATAGTAAGCGCAGGTCCATCTTGTCCTGCCTTTTTCAAGTAAGGTTCAATGGCTTCCTCAAAGGTTACATCTTCACGTAGATGTTCCTTAGCAAGGTTAGCAGGCACAGCATCTTCTAAGTACTCACGCACTTGAATCTTGCCAGGCAACGAGCCATTCTTAGCTTGAGAGGCGATGAACTTCTCAAGTGTAGTAACGCTAGCTCTTATCAAGCATGTGCGTTTACTTTCACGAATCCAACCTCCAGTAGTAACTAATGAAGATGATTCTAACACTACATAGCCAAACTCAGGGTTAGACTTATAAGCAGTGAATAATGCACCCGTAGATGCAACTTTAATGTTGACAGAATTTGCCATGATGTAGGAAATTTATGGGCATAGCCCAATTAAAAGTTTGTGCACTATAATTCTTAAGGCCATAGTGCGAATGCCTGTATCATTTGGGGGTTGACATAATCAACCACGTAAAATGCAATGTGTATAGGACAAGGTAATAGAGAGTACACAGAGATATGATTAGTACCTCTGTGTGTCTCGTGCCTGCGCAGGCGTCAGCATCCCACTGACTACTTCTAGTTACTTTACCATATCTCTGTAGTAGGCATAGGCCTCTCTGAGAGATTTAGCAAGTATCTGTACTCCTGCAATGTAGTAGATGTTCATACGTTCATTGAGTTTGTCCTGAACGTCTAGGGGGGTGACGTTGGTTGTGTTGAAGGGGGGGACTCATTCAATAGGCACTCTACCTATTCTCATCCTCATACCATTTTCACCACCATAAAATTTTTCCAATTTTGAAAAGCATATCAATAAATGTGTTAAGTTTAAACTTTTCTGTATATTTGTCTTGTCAAAAACTTAATATATATAACATGGCAGAACAAGAAAAAGAAAAGCTAACTAGAGAAGAAGTGGTAGCTTGGTACACAGAACAGATTGAAGTTGCAAAGCTACGAGCTGATTTGTCAGAACAGCAAGCACGTGCGGTGCAGTTTGAATCGGCACGTTTGCAGCACATGGTGATGATTGCAAACATTACTACAGCAGAGAAGAATATTCTCAGTGAAGACGATGAGTTGGAAGACGGTCCAACTGAAGAAAAAATAAACTCTTAAAGTTTAAATTTATGGAAAACACATTTAAGTTATTGGGAAGACGTATTCTAGTTACAATCCCAAAAAGAAAAGAGTCAGTTATTGAACTGACAGCAGAGGTTGAAAGACAACTTGACGAACAAATGATTAAGCAATGGATATCTCTTGAGGTATTTGCTATTGGTGATTCAGTTGATACTGTCAAAGTAGGCGATAAAGTTTATATTTCTGCGGCATCACTTACCACAGCAGAACGTATTCCTATAGGAGACGAAGTGAAAATGATGGTTGGAGAATTTGATATCTCTATCATTTGGTAAGTAATTTTTAACTTTAAAATAAGAACAATGCAAGAAGAAGAAAAAATCAACACATCACCTATAGGAACAAATGGTGAACAAGTATTAGGCGAAGAACCAGTTGTTGTCCAAGAAACACCAATTGATATGACCAAAGTGTCCATGACAAGTCGTGGCGAAACACTATGTGGAATTAGTTTTAATCCTTCAGGTAGTGACGAAGTGGCTACAGTAAAACGTGCATGTGCATACTTAATGGATGTGATTGAGAAACATCGCGAAGAAAGTATTCAAAATGGTACACTTACAGCTGATAGAGAATTTTTAATGAACCATGCTCTTGGTCAAGTTTTAAATGCTCAGATGAATGTTGTAAAAGTAATCACGTTTGACCCTGAAGTGTAATGTCAACACAAGATGGAGGTAAATAAAGTAGAACGAAAATACAGGATAACTCACTATGACTTGGTTAAATACCAGGTCATAACTGAGTTTGTGTTTTTTAGAAAAGAAGCACTCCTTGAATCTGATCTTGAATTGCTTACCTTATTGGCAATAAAAGGGCCAATGGAATTACCAAAGTTCTGCAACCTTGCAGTCAAAGAATCTGGTGAAGTAATTGCTCCAGAAGATTTTGCTGTCAAATCACAGAACGTGAGAAATAAGATTACCAAGTTAGAAAAGCGAGGGCTTATAAAGAAGTCAGATGGATACAAGAAATCAATTGAGATTGCGTCATCTGTACCAATTCATAAGTCAGGAAATGTGCTTTTAGACTACAAATTTCTTGCAGTTGAGACCAATTAAACGTAAGCAAATTTCTGAGAAGGTTGCAGAAAAACTAAAGTTGTCTGCAGAGATAGTTGATGAAGTAATGAGTTGCTATTTCAGAGCTGTTCAAAAGAAACTTAGTGCTTTGGAACATGACAGAGTTTCTGTTGATGGACTTGGTACATTTTATATCAAGCGTAGAAAGCTTGAACAAAAACTTACAAAGTACAAAGACGCATTACTTCGTTATGAGACAAAACCTAACCCTGATATGTCTGACTATAGCTCCATTAGAGATATGAAATTTGAGATTGAAAAGTTTGAAAAAGCAATATCAAAGATGGACTATGAGGCAGACAGAAAAGTAATTAAACAACAAGATATCCAAGATTATAAAACTAAAAACGATGAGTCTAATTAAGATTTGGAAAGAAAAGGGTAAGATCTTTGAAGGTGTTAAAAATAGTATGTTTAAGCAAGTTCATATTGAGGAGATTGCTAAGACAAGAATGAGCATCTGTGAAGAATGTCCACTTATTGATCGCGAAGGGACAAAGTGTTATATGGTCGGCACACAACCTTGTTGTGGTGATTGTGGATGCAAGTTGTCATTTAAAACGCGTTCATTATCTTCAGAATGTCCTCAAGGAAAATGGGACGCTGTAACTACTGAAGATGAAGAAGAAGCAATTATTAACAGTATAAAAGAATAACCATGCTATCATTTGAACCAGAAAATCACAAATATAAATCAACTGACCCTAATGATCATACAGAATGGGTAAGTGTCACAACACTGATTAGTTGTTTAAAGAAACCTTTTGACTCAAAGGCTATTTCAAAAAGAAGTTCCAAGAATAACAAGCCAACCAACAAGTGGTATGGCATGACTCCTGAAGAAATACAAGCAATATGGAAAGCTGAGGCCAAACGTGCTACTGATTTAGGAAGTTGGTATCATGATCAACGCGAAGCAGACCTATTAGCATGTGACACAATTGACAGACATGAATGCACATTGCAAGTCATAAAACCATTAGCAAATGAAAAAGGATACAAAATTGCATCATCTCAGAAATTACTTGCAGGGATTTACCCTGAGCATCTTGTCTATCTCAGATCTGTTGGTATTTGTGGTCAATCAGACCTTGTAGAAATTGCAAACGGCCACATACACATTACAGATTACAAGACAAACAAAGAAATTAAAACAGAATCCTTTGTAAATTGGGAAGGAATTTCTCAGAAAATGAATCAACCAATCTCACACTTGGATGATTGTAATTACTTTCATTATGCTTTGCAATTGTCCATATACATGTACATGATACAGAAACATAATCCCAATCTTAAGCCAGGTTCTTTAGTATTACACCACATTATATTTGAAAATGAAGGTGAAGATAAGTTTGGATATCCTATATCAAAACGTACAGAACAAGGAGATCCAATTGTAAAAGACATTATTATTTATGAGTTACCATACTTAAAAGACGAAGTTATGACTATCTTGCAGTGGTACAAAGACAATAAAGAGGAAGTACTTTCTTACTCTAAAAATAAAAACTAATGGTTAAGTTATTTGATCTCCAGAATAGTGTAATAGTTCCTACAGAACATTGTTACAATTTGATTTTTCTTAAACGCATCATGGATGAGTACCCCGATGACTATATGCAAATCTATAGTTATCTCTTCTACATGAGCTGTCCAAATCCAGATATTAATCCATTTTTTGATGTACGTGAACATGAAAAAGAAGAACTTATTCTCATGCAACTACAGGCAACATTCTCCACAGAAGATGAAGATATTGTTGTGGCTCTTGAACTTTGCAAAAAAATGTATGAAACCCCTACGTACAGGGCTTACATGGGTATCAAATCTATGTTGGATCGTCTTGCTACTTACATGGAGCACACCCCAATACAACATGGCCGTGATGGTAATATCACACCGTTGGTCAATGCTGCAGCAAAGTTTGAACAGATTCGTGGTGCATACAAAGGAACTTACAAAGACCTTATGGAAGAACAAAAAAGTGTTGTCAGAGGAGGACAAAATCTTGCATACGACCAATTCTAAAGTTATGGAATTGCAGTCATACATAGTAAAAGTTGAGCACATTTCAGATGGGCCAATAATTCAGAGAACAATGCCAGTAATACCTAGCAAAGGTGATTGGATAAAACTTGGAACAGATCATTACGTTGTAAAGAATGTAACTTGGAATTTTTCAGATATGCGCACAGTAGTATTACTAGTTGACAACCCAAAAATTTAAAATGTTTAGAAGTATACCAACATACGATTATCAAGAAGATTCTTGGAGTCATACAGAGTTTGAAACACAAGAAGAACTTTTAGCGTATTTATTACCACTTTTTAAAGAACCAGGTAAATATGAATTTGATGAATGTTCACTTACATTCAATGCAGAAGCGCGAAAGTTTAACAAAGATAGAGTCTATTGTATTGCACCAGAACGATCTAAAGATTTTGTGACATATTGGAATACAGAAAAGGAGAAATGTAGAACAGGAGTATTGTATAAAAACAAAGGTAATGTCTGGTATCTTCCACGAGATTACTACATGTGGTTGAACTTCTTACCTATCTACAACAAAGAAGTAAATAGATTTACATTTGCTGATGTGCGTGATGCTCAATATCACATGGCATTGTATGAGGCACTAGCACAACTTTCAAATAAACATGCAGGCATCTTAAAGAAACGTCAAATTGCGTCTTCCTATTATCATGCAGGTAAGATTATAAATCTGTTTTACTTTGAAGAGGGTTCTGTGTCTAAGATGGCAGGATCACTTAAAGATTATATCAATGAAAAAGGAACATGGCGTTTTCTTGAAGAGTATCGCAATTTCTTAAACAAACATACAGCTTGGTATCGTCCTTGTAATCCTGATAAGGTACTTAACTGGGAACAGAAAGCTGAGATTACACAAGGAGGACGTAAAGTAGATATTGGTTTAAAATCAGTTCTCATAGGACTGGTATTAGAAAAAGACCCAACAAATGGAGTAGGGGGACCTTGCACATTCTTTTTTCATGAGGAAGCAGGGATTGCACCTAAGATGAATACAACACTAGAGTATTTGTTACCTGCAATGAAGTCAGGTATGATGTACACAGGAATGTTTGTTGTTGCAGGATCAGTAGGTGACTTGGATCAGTGTGAACCATTGAAAGATATGATTCTTAATCCTGATTCAAAAGACATCTTTGCAGTTGAAACAAACTTGCTTGATGATAAAGGTACAAAAGGATTATGTGGTTTGTTTATTCCAGAGCAATGGTCAATGCTTCCATGCATAGATGATTATGGAAACTCCCAAGTAGAAAAAGCTTTGGAGATGATCATTGAAGAACGCATTGACTGGAAAAAGAAATTAAAACCTGAAGATTTTAGACTACGTATTTCTCAGAAACCTATTAACATCAAAGAGGCTTTTGATTATAGAAAAGAAGCAAGATTTCCTGAGCATTTAGTTGCACAACAAATAAGACGTATAGAAGACAAGGAGTATCCTACAGAATACGTAGATCTTATGTGGGAAGAAGATAAGATTGTACAAAAACCTTCGCGTAAAATTCCAATCATGGAGTTTCCTATTTCACCTAAGACAGAGAACAAAGAAAGCGTAATTGTTATTTATGAAAAACCAATTGCCAATCCAAAGTTTGGAATGTATTATGCATCTATTGACCCTGTATCTGAAGGAAAAACAACAACATCAGAATCATTATGTTCCATATTTGTTTACAAGACTTCACAGGAAGTAACTGTTCATAAGAAAGATGGATCAATTGAATCTCACATTGAAAGAGACAAGATTGTTGCTTCTTGGTGTGGACGATTTGATGACTTAAAGAAAACACACGAGCGTCTTGAACTAATTATTGAATACTATAATGCTTGGACAATTGTTGAAAATAACGTCCACTTGTTTCTTCAATACATGATTCAAAGACGTAAGCAAAAATATTTAGTACCTAAAAGTCAAATCATGTTCTTAAAGGAACTTGGAAGTAACAACAATGTCTTTCAAGAATATGGCTGGAGAAATACAGGTGTACTATTTAAAGCAAATTTGGTTTCATATGCTATACAATTCCTTGAAGAAGAAATAGATGTGCAAACAAAACCAGATGGTACAATAACAAAAGTGACTTATGGTGTGGAAAGAATACCAGACATTATGTTATTAAAAGAGATGCAAGCATATAGGGATGGACTTAACGTTGACCGCTTGGTTGCGTTCTGTGCACTGGTAGCTTTTGCCAGAGTACAAGAATCTAACAGAGGTTTTACAAAACGTTTAGAACATGAAAACCCTAATGACTTGCAAAAGATAAATAAAAATGCTAACTTATTTACGAGTCCATTTCGTCATTTGAGCAACAATTCAGCAAAGACTGAATCATCTTCAATGAAGAAACCAAGGAATCCATTTAAAAATATGAGATAATATGCAAGTATTTAATGCAATGCAGTTGAAGAAAGGCGCAAAAGTTGACTTCAACAAAATGGGTACATTTACTCAACCTGTTCAATTTCTACCTTCAAAGGATAAAAATGAAGCGTGGGGTGCATGGAACATGGACTGGTATGAAATGCAAGGTTTAAAGCAAATACGTCGTAACGCACGACGGTTACTCAAGAACTATAAACTTGCAAATGGTATCATTGACAAATCAGACTACATCATTGAGGAAGATAATGATATGGCAGAACTTATTGATGTTCTGACAAAAGAGGATAGCTCAGCATTTGAGTTAAAGTTCTTTCCAATTATACCAAACGTTGTAAACGTAATGGTTGGTGAGTTTGCAAAACGCAATGATAAAATCATGTACAAGTCTGTAGATGACACATCATATAATGAGATGCTTGAAGAAAAAAGAGCTATGGTTGAACAAACCTTAGTATCACAAGCAGAACAAAAAATGAAAATGAAGATCCAAGAAATGGGTCTAAACCAGGAAGATCCAGAGCAAGCAAAACAAGCTGAGCAAATGATGGCTCCTGAAACTATTAAAACACTTCCTGAAATTGAAGAGTTTTTCAAAAAGAGTTACAAGTCTTTAGTAGAAGAATGGGCAACTCACCAGCATAATGTAGATGAGGAACGTTTTAACATGAAAGAACTTGAAACAGTTGCATTCAGAGATAGTCTAGTTGCTGATAGAGAATTTTGGCATTTTAACATGTTAGAAGATGATTATGAATTAGAAGTATGGAATCCTGTACTTACATATTACCATAAGTCTCCAGGAGCACGTTACATATCACAGTCAAATTGGGCTGGCAAGATTGATTTAATGACTCCTGCTGACGTTATAGATAAATATGGATACATGATGACAGGCGATCAATTAAAGAGCTTAGAGAACATCTATCCTGTTAAATCTGCTGGGTATATTTTACCAGGTACACAAAATGATGGTTCATTCTATGATCCTACAAAGAGTCACGAATGGAATGTTGAAGGACCTTCATTAGGAATGCGTCAATTTACATCATACAGAGACACAGTAAACAATGTTGGCGATGATGTTATTTTAAATATACTTTCTCAATCAGAAGATTTGTTGGATTTTGATAACACAGGATTACTTAGGGTAACAACTGGTTATTGGAAATCACAGCGTATGGTTGGCCATCTTACACGAATAGATGAAATGGGTATGCTTGTTGACATGATCATAGACGAGACATACAAGATTACAGAGAAGCCACTTTATGACACAACTGTTATCAAAACTAAATCACGTGACACCTTGGTTTTTGGTGAGCATATTGATTGGATATGGATTAATCAAACGTGGGGTGGTGTAAAGATTGGACCAAATAGACCAACATTTTATGGCAATACTGACAACTTAAACTTCTCACCATTATATCTTAATGTTGCGCCAGTTAAGTTTCAGTTTAAAGGTGACTTTACGTTGTATGGTTGTAAGTTACCAATTGAGGGAGCAATCTTCTCAGACAGAAATAGTAAATCAAGATCATTAGTTGATAAGATGAAACCATATCAGATTGGTTATAACTTAGTTAACAATCAAATTGCTGATATCCTTATTGATGAATTGGGTACAGTTATCATGCTAGATCAAAATGCTTTACCACGACATTCAGCTGGTGAAGATTGGGGTCATGGTAATTTTGGAAAAGCATATGTGGCAATGAAGAACTTTGGTATTTTACCATTGGATACATCCATTACCAATACAGAAAATGCGCTTAACTTTCAGCATTATCAAGTATTGAATCTTGAGCAGACACAACGTTTGATGGGACGTATTCAACTTGCTAACCATTTTAAAATGCAATGCTTTGACGCAATTGGTTTATCACCTCAGCGTATGGGAGCTGTAAATGCACAGGAAACTGCACAGGGAGTTGAACAAGCAATCAATCAAAGTTATTCGCAAACTGAAATGTACTTTGTACAACACTCAGAATACTTGATGCCTCGCGTGCATCAGATGCGTACAGACTTGGCTCAGTTCTACAACTCAAACAAACCAAGTTTACGATTACAATACATGACTACTCTTGATGAAAAGGTAAACTTTGAAATCAATGGTACTGAACTTTTGGCTAGAGATATGAATATTTTCATCTCAACAAAAGTTAATCAGAGACAAATCATGGAGCAGATACGTCAGTTAGCAATTAATAACAACACATCTGGAGCATCCATCTATGACTTAGGTAACTTGATTAAAGCAGATTCACTTGCAGAGATTACACATACATTAAAAGCTGTAGAAGAAAAAGTTCAAGGTCAGCAACAACAACAAATGCAAGCTCAACAAGAGACTGAGAAAACACGTCAAGAAGGTGAGACTGCACGTCAAGAAGCAGAGTTAAGATACAAAGCAGAACAAGCACAGCTTGATAGAGACAATGATGTTAAAGTTGCTGAAATACGATCTGCAGGATTTACTGCTATGAAAGATTTTAATGAGAATAAGCAGTCAGATTATATTGACACACTTAACTATCTTGACAAACGTAGTGCTAAAGACAGAGATCAGACAATTGCAGAAAATCGTGAGACTAACAGACTAATTGAAAATCAAACAACAAATGATTTGAAGCGTCAGGAGATACAATCACGTAAAGAAATTGCAGACAAACAACTACAAATTGCACTTGCAAACAAAAATAAATATGATGCAAAAAAGTAGTATAGCGATATAGTGTCAAAAACTTTATAATTAACTCATTGTTAGTTTAAATTTTTGAAGTTTATTTGCTAAATTAAAATTGAAGGAAGAACACAGAAAAACCATAAAAACAGAAGAACATGGAAGATAACAAACAAAGTGCAATGCAAGATATCACTTCAAGTGTAACACTAGATAGTATTGATGATTTTTTACCACTTCCAGGCGCGGAGAGTGTTGTAACAGCTGATGAAGATGATGAGGGAACTAATTCAATTTTCTCAAAACCTAAACCAGCAGATTTAGGGTTCTTGGATACCTCAACTGAGGATGATGATCCTGATAATCCTAAAGCAAAGATTACAAGAGAAGACGTTGACAATGCTTTGTCAGAACTTGATGAAGGTTTGGCAGATGAGGATGACGCAGCAAAGCCTGGTAGAAAAAAGATTGACAAGAGTGGAATGGTAGAAACATTCTCAAAACTTATTGAAGAAGGAGTTCTTGTAGGTTTTGAAGATGATAAGCCACTTGATGATTACTCTATGAAGGATTGGAAAGAATTAATCCAAGCTAACTTAGATGAAAAGGAGAGAGCCTTACGTGAGCAAACTCCAAAAGAGTTCTTTGAAGCATTACCTGAAGAATTGCAATATGCTGCAGAGTATGTTGCTAAAGGTGGAAAAGATATGAAAGGATTGTTCAGAGCATTGTCTCAAGTAGAAGAACAACGTTCATTGGATCCACGTAATGAAGAACATCAAGAAGTTATTGTTCGTCAGTACTTAGCAGCAACAAACTTTGGAAATGGTGATCAAGCATTGATTGAAGATCAAATTGAAGACTGGGTTAGCAGTGGTACAATTGCCAAACGTGCTAATCAGTTCAAACCAAAGTTGGATGATATGCAAGCGCAAGTATTGCAATCCAAACTTGCACAACAAGAACAGTACAAGTTACAACAACAACAGCAGAAAGATGTGTATATGGAAAACATATACAACACATTAAAGCCTGCAGATTTGAATGGTCTTAAAATAGATGGTAAACGTCAAAAGTTCTTATGGGACGAATTAACAGGTCTTAAGTACCAAAGTCTACAAGGACGTTCAACAAATCTTTTAGGAAAGTTGCTAGAAGATTATCAGTTCAGCGATAAACCTCGCTATGATCTGATTGCAGAAACCCTTTGGTTATTATCTGATCCTGACGATTACAAGGAACAAATCAGAAAACAAGCAAGAAATGAGGCAACTCAAGATACAGTGAAAAAGTTAAAGTCAGAAGAAGCAAGACGATTGTCTTCTACAGTACGTGAAGAACAAGATGAACCACGTTCAAAGAAAGGACTTAACAAACCACGCAACATATTTAGTAGATAAAAAACAATTAATATTAACTCTAAAATAAACAACAAATGGCAACACCAGTTTTAAACAACGGTCTGTTTCTAAGAGATACCAAGTACAAGGTATCATCTCACTTAGACTCATATCACCTTGTGAACATGTTGAAGTCAGCTGAGCCTATGGATTTAGGACCAGTTGATCTTTGGGCAATGTCACAGAAAGTAGAAATGCCTCTTTACCAAATGTCTTCATTTGGAGGTAAAAACACAATTTTGGTAGACACACCACGTGGCGAGTACAAGTGGCAAACTCCAATTGTACAGGATTTACCTTACATTACAGAAGATGTTGAAAATACTGCTTCAGTACTTGGTCAAGATGGAACTACTTTTAAAATCAAACTAAACCGTCGTGTATTTGGACATGGTGACATTGTCACTTATGACAAGTATCGTGGTTTGGAATTGTACGTAACAGCTGATGACATTTTACCTTCAGCAGATGGTTTCATCTACACAGTTCAGTTGGTAAACAACAACAACAATGCATCATTGGATCACAAATACTTGAAGCCTGGAACTAAGTTCTTTAGAAAAGGTTCTGCTCGTGGAGAGTATGGTGAAAGATTCTCTGACATTGGTGAATTGTCAAATGGTTTCCGTGAGTACTACAACTTTGTTGGTGGTGCTGAAGCTCACGTACACTATTCAGTTTCTTCTCGTGCAGAGATGATGTTGAAAGGTGGTTTGAACGCAGACGGTTCAGTTCCTGTAACTGAGATATGGAGATCATTTGATCAAAACATGGATCCATCTATCGCAAACATTGACCAAATGTTAGCAGTAATGGGTAAAGAGTACATCAAAAAAGCATATGACAATGGTTCATTGACACGTTCTTTCTTGACGAAAATGGAAGCTGCTCACTTGACTAAGATTGCTACTGACATTGAGACTTACTTAATGTGGGGACAAGGTGGTCGTATCAAGCAAGATGGTCCAGATGATATTCGTTTATCTGTTGGACTTTGGGCACAATTGGATAACTCTTTCAAACGTATCTACAACAAATCAGGATTTACTCTTGAGTTGTTCCGTTCAGAGATATTCAACTTCTTCAATGGAAAAGTTGAGTTCAAAGGACCAGATCCACAACGTCAATTGATTGTTCAAACTGGTATGGCTGGTATGAAATTGATCAACGAGGCAATCAAGAAAGAAGCATTTGGTATGGGTACAAGCACTATCCTTAACATGGATAAGAGTGGTGTTAACGCAGTATCTGGTACTAACGCTATGGACTTGAACTTTGGATTTGCATTTACAAGCTACACAATTCCTTTCTTGGCAAATGTGAAATTTGTAATCAACTCTGCGTTTGACAATGTTCATACAAATGACATTGAAAATCCAATCATTGATGGTTTCCCATTGTCTTCTTACAATTTTATTATCTTTGATATCACTGATAACACAAATGACAACATCTTCTTGTTGAAATTGAAGTGGGATAATGAATTGAAATGGTTCTACCAAAATGGAACTATGGACTACATGGGTCGTTCACAAGGATTCCAGTCTTCTGGTAACTTCAATGGATACCGTGTAATGATGACACAAACAATGCCTTCTATTTGGGTGAAAGATCCAACTAAGGTATTGAAGATTGTTATGAGAAACCCAATCACTGGTGGATCATTCTAATCTGAAAATATAAATGATAGTGAGGAGTAGCAATATTCCTCACTTCATTAACGAGGCTCCACTCCTCAATATCAGAGTTCTCTGATTGAAGCACAAGCTGGGAGAGATTTCATTTCTCTCAGTTACTCTTGAAAGTAACAGCCGTGACGTGGCTCAAGAGCTTAAGTAGCAGAAATGCGAAAACCAATGTTACAAAAAACAAAAGAAGAAAGAAAGAAAAACCAACACAAAAAAAACAGAACAGATGGAAAACATGACAGTAGTTGAAACAGACAGAAATTTAAAGCGCAAAAGCACAGTGTCAATTAGACCTTTTTGTGACAGATCAAACCCAAACATGGGTCTTGAGAAAAATGATATGGTTGTATTTGAAGGTGTAGTTCATGAGGAATCATTGGCATGCTTAGAGTACAATGGAGTTAAACGTTATTTGACAGGGTTAAACGAATTTGCACCTGAAATCAAAGCACTACCAGAAGAGCAACGTGAGGCAGTTATCAAAGATATCAGATCAACAGTTGCACAATTAGAAAGCGAATTAGCTTCAAACGTGGTTGATCCTAAAGATAGTGACTTCTGGAACAAGATTAAATTGCTGAGACCAGATAACGCTGACTTTTGGGATAAGATTGTTATGCGTTTTGGTAATGAGCCTGTATTCTTGGATCCTGTAATTGATCCATATGACTTGATCAAACTAAGAGCAATTGAAGCTGGAGGATTTTCTCTTGTAGCAAAATCTCTAGATCATGCAAGAAACACAGCGTCATTCAAATTTTATTTAGATAAGTTTGAAGAGACAGCAGGAATCAAGACTGAAGTTAAAAAATTGCGTAACAAAGCTCTTGCAGAACTTCAAAAATTATTTGACAAAAACACTAACAAGCTATTCTTAGTTTGTAAAGTGATTGACATAGACTCTACACAATACAACAAGTCTACACCAAACGATATTTTATACGATCACATGGATGATTATATCAATGGTAAGAGTGTTGATAGAGACAAGAAAAAAACTGCAGCTCGTTTCTTAGAAGTATCAGGTTATGATATGGAAACTTTGAAATTAAGAGCAATAGTAAAAGATGGTAACTATTACAAAACAATTGCAACACGTGGTGATGGCAACATCTATCATATGAAGACTGGAGCAATGTTAGGTAAAACTCCATCAGATGTTATTGAGTACTTGAAAAATCCTCTTAATGATGAGATTTTGATGGACATGGTAAAAACTGTTGAACAATATTGGAATAGCTAATGAACAACAATCTGCTTAGAATAAAGATCAATGAACGCTTGAATAAACTTGCGTCATTTGACTATGACAACATTGAGTGTTGGCAAATTACTGAAGCATTTAATAAAGCTCAGTTGGAATGGATCAGAAGACAAATTCATATTAGTCCTGGTCATACTGATTCTGATGAGTCTTCTAAAATGCAGATTGATGATGTTCAAAACATTCTTCTCACAAAAGAAGTGACTGTTGCTAAAAAAGATTTATTCTATGAGACAGACTTGTTACCAGATGACTATTTGTATTTTAAAAGAGTATCAATAAAAGGAGTTAAAGATTGCTGCCCACCAAGAGCATTTACAATTTATCTTGATCAAGCAGCTGATGTTGACAATCTTTTAGGAGATGAATTTAAAAGACCAAGTTGGGAATGGGGTGAATCTTTTTGTACAATGCAAAGTAATAGAATTCGCATCTACACAAACAATCAGTTTGAAGTTGTTGAACCTTTTTTGACATATTACAGAAAGCCTGTAAACATTGAATTTCAAGGTTGTATTGATCCTTCAACAGGAATAGCATCAGCAGCAGATGTAGAATGCGAATTTAAAGATGATGTTGTAGAACTTATGATTGACAATACAGTTTCAATTATAGCTGGTGACATTGAGTCTTTCAACCAAATGAGCAGAGCACAACAGAACGAAGCAATGAATGACTAAAATATAGAAAAAATGGATATGGATTTTACAGGACCTTACGCACTTAAAAGAAGATCACTAGTAAATGGTGATCGTGAATCTAAGTCGCAGTACCCAGTTGATGATGAAGTTGCAGAATTTGCAGAAGAGATTATGCTTGCTGCAGTAGCTTTTCACAAGTTACATTTAAAGATAAAAGATTTAGGATCTTACGCTGCGCATGTAACACTTAATGACTTATATGATGCGTTACCTGGACATGCTGACAGCTTAGTTGAAGGCTATCAGGGAGCTGTAGAAAGAATTGTTGAGTGCAAAGAAGAAAATAAATGCGCAAAAGCTTTGAATTCTGTAGAAGATGCATTATCTTATATACGAGAGCTGGTAGATGAGACATGCGAATTGCAAGCAATGATGCCTTACAGTGAAATAGTAAACGAACTAGACACTTTGAAATCATCATTGAACTCAGCCAAATACAAGCTCAAATTTTTGAAATAGTTTTTTTTTGTTTAATTTAAAATATAATAAGTATGGCTTATTTTCCTAATGCGTTTCAAAAGATGCTAGTAGCAACTTCTGCAACCACACCGTTTCCTGCAGCAGTAGGACCAACAACAGCTATTGCAGCTGGACAAGTAGCAGTCGTTGATGCGTCAACGAATGTAACTATTAACACCGCTCTTACTCCAGTTTATGGATCAGGTGCTGGTCAATTTACACAGGTTTATCTTGCACAAGGTAGCTTTCACACAAATGACAAGATTGGACCATTCCATGGAGGTTACAAAGAAACTGTAAAATCTAAAGGAATCAATCCAAAGTATGTTAGTTCATTCTATGTGACTGCTCCTTCAAATCCTGTTAACAATGTACTTGAAGTATGTCAAGTTAACTGTGGATTAGAGTGTGACACAATGTATGACTTACGTCTTGACATTAAAGGTTCTCCTGCATTACGTTTCTTAAATCACAACTTGTACCAAATCCTTAGTGGATTTACAGGATGTTGTACTTTCACTGGTGGAGCAACAACTCCAGACAAAGTTGATCCAAACGTTGTAATGTTACAATGGGCTGATCAAATCAATGGATTGTATGATGCAAATGGTTTGCCAGTTGTAGGTGGTAACAGTTCAATTCCTTTCTTAAGCCAGTTTGTGAAAGCAAAAGTGTTTAACAAAACGGCTTTGGCAACAACAGCTACAGGTACAATTGCAACTTCAAATATTACAGTTGTTTCTGCTGGAACAGGTTTAACTGCAATTCAAGCAGGTAATAAAGTGAAACTTAACGGTTACACTGCATATGTAGGACCTTTATACACAACTGGAACAACAATTCCTCTTGTTAATGCTGATGGTACTGCATTCTTATTGCCAGCAAACGTTGCTGCTCTTACACCAGTTAAGTTCTATCGTGAAATCACAACTGCAACTTATGTTCCTTTAACAGGAGCTTCTGCGTTGACAACTGATTCTTGTATTGACATCATTGGTGCATACGTAGATACAGTATTTGGTGATTGTTCATTTAATCCTAAGGACAACTTTGAGATTGAGCCAATCTTGCTTTATGCTTCATTAGCAGCATATTCAAATAACTCAAATGATTTGAATGGTAATCCATGTGTAGTTTCTTGCTTCACTGTAAACACAGTTCAAATTGCTCAACAAGGAAAAGGATTTGGAGAAACTTTGGTTCGTGAATTGATTCTTGCTAAGAGATATCAACAAGAGCCTTGGTATGACGATGCACGTTTACGTGAAGTAACAGGTGATACTGTTCTTGGATCAAGTAATGCTGGTGGACCAGAGATTGTTCGTGCTAACAAATACTTTGTGTACTACTTGTTACACAGTGTACCTCGTAAGTACAATCCATCAGGAACATTTGACAATGACCAATATTTAATCAAAGTTGTTGCAAATGCACGTAACAATGCGTTTGAAACTTGGTGGAATGCGTTCTTGACAAGTGCTCAAGCTGGTGTAAATCTTACAGTAGTATTGTAATCTTACTCACATAATAACTAAGGAAAGAAGAGCTAATCACTCTTCTTTTCTTTTTTTGTTGTATATTTCAAAAAATTTGCTTAAATTTTATTGAAAGCGGTATATAAATCTCTGCATTATGGCAATAAAACACATACTTCAACTTGACGTTCCTGAAACATCTTGTGAGAACATTATCAGAGTTGTTGATACATCAATTTATGCTGATCCCTCAGTATTACCTATAACATGTCAAGAGCTTGACATTACATTGCCTGGTACTAATCAGCCAGTATATATAACAACTGGATTGATTCCTAATTTTTGTGGTGTCTTTGATGCTACAGATTTAGGTATTGACTGTCCTCCAGGTTCAAATCTTCCTGATGGACTTTACACAATAAGTTATAGTATCTCACCAAATGATATTACAAAAATAACTTACTATCATCTCAGAACAACGTTGACAGTAAATAGATACTTTGGTGAAATTTGTAAGTTGCATTTGAGAGAATGTGAACCTACATCAGAAGAAAGACAAAACTTAAACGACCTACGTTTTATTAAAATGCTAATTGATGCAGCAAAAGCAAAAGTTGAATATTGTCATGCCTCAAAACAAGGTGTTGACATGCTTGCATATGCAAATAGACTTTTGGATAAGTATATCATGGGGTGTTGTATAACTTGTAGATAAAACAGAAGAATATGAAGTGTGCTAATTGTGGAGCAAAGATGACATGTAGTTGTC